TAGAAATATTCTTTAATAGTGAATATAAAGTTATTTATATGGCACTAGATGTCGCCGGATATAAGATACCTCTACCTAAAGGATTATCTGCATTACAGTTTGACAGTCCATTTGGAAACTTACGAACAATGGCACTTATTTCCAGATTGGATGCCATTCAGCAGATTACTACCACTGGTGGCGAACCATCGATGGGATACCAAGAATTTTTTCTTGGACCGGAACTGACGCCAGCAGATAGCGCCATGATCGAACCACCAGGAGATTCGGACACTGCAACTCCTCCACCTCCCCCTGTCCGACCTCTTGGATTTATAATACCTAGACCCATTATAAGAAATCTGATTCCTAGCAATCCTTTCGATCAGGCTCGACAAAAAACTCTGTCAATTGCTGAAGAGTTGGCAAAAAAGTTTGATAAGTATGGTACCAAAACGGATTCTATTTTAGATGAGGAAGACGAATCTATAGGAAATAGTCAATACGCAACTGCGGTCGGCGCACAGGCAGCATCCGATGTTACCTTTTCGGGCGACTTGATTGTTAGTAATTTATCCAATATTCAAATGAAGATTGCGATGACCGGCGGCGGCGCCGAAGCAATTAACGCTGCCTATATGCTCCTTCTAAATAAATTAAGCGTCGATAATTTGATGAAGGCAGCCATCGATTGTTTAAAGGCACAAATTCCCTTTGATTGTGAGGATGTCGTCAAGGCAATCATGGAGTCGGATTTAGATGCTGGTTATTTATTTTTCAAGTACAGATTGCGCGGTGAACTACAGATTTTAGCAGACGAGGCATATCAGGAAGCAGATGGTAGTGCGGACGAGTTTTTAGCTATTTTGGAAGGCAAACTAGAAGTGGAAGGATCTGTAAGTTATGACGATACTTTTGAAGAAGTATGTGCACTTATAACAAGCATTCTTTTGAATCCTGAGAAAATATTTGATATTCCGCTTATGGCATTTCCGGACGACCTACCTACTGTTGATATTATGGGTAGTATTTCTATTATGCTAAATTCAGCTATTGTCGAGTTGATCACATCCCTTATTATGACTTTGGTTTCCACTCTTATTGATAATATTCTGGAAAATTGCAGCAGTGTGGTGGAAGTGTTTGCAGATAATGATTTTGGAACTGCGGATATCGCCGGCGCCATAGCGCAAAAAATGGGAGACGACAGTCTTGGTGCCGCATTGGCCGCCTTTTTGGATGCCCTTTCTCCGGATGGAGCATTTGAATTAGGGTTGGGGCCCCCTCCTGAGAGTGAGCAAGGATTAGACAGTGCCGGCGAAGAAGTGCTTCCGGAAGAAGAGGACATTGAACCTCCTCCGGAATGTCCCGAAGGAATGACATGGAACGAAGAGACAGAAAAGTGTGAGTCATACAGTTTCATAGATAGCATAATCCCAAAGAGCACCACCACAACTCAGTTTGAAAAGGAGCATCCACTAGCTCAAAAGGTTGCGGCCGCAAAAAACTTGATAGATGATTTATCTGATATCCTTACTCCAGTTGAAACAATTGCCTTGTTTGAAGATAGGGCAGCAGGAGTCGTTTATGATGCTATTCTGAGAGTGATAGAGGCGCGCCACGAAGAATTACATAGAGTTCTTCGAACCCACGATGATATAAGACTTTTCTTTAGGCAACTTGCTCCCATTGTCAACATTGGCGCTATTACCGAAGTTGTAACTACAATGCCAAATGGACTTCTTGGGTGCACCTACGATAGCACTTGTGAGCGCATCGCCAATCTGAAGGTTAACTTTGATGTTGGACCGCAAGTAACTCAAATTGTGGAGGAGCAGGGAGGAAAGAAGCGAGAAATATTGGCGAAACTTATTGCTGACTACGTTACTCCACCGCCCACCCCGGACGGCGAACCGGGCCCGATAACAGACGAACAAACAGATACTTTTTGTCAAGAGGGAAAGAATAAAACTGGTAAAGCACTTATACCCAAAGATAATGCATCGTTGATATTTTTGCTGGAAAAAGTGATCGACATTATGTACGACGGCACTTACATGTCGTTCGATCAAGAGATAAGTAAGATAGCGGATTCAATGAACGTAATTGAGAGCATCCCGAAGGTTATTCCACGGGTACTCGACATGGAGCAGGGACTCAAGTTTGATGTCTTTAGTATGCATGAGTTACGAACTGAAGAATATATAATGCCTATTCCTGATTGGATGTCGGATCATCTCCCAGGCGGCAAGACTTTGAATCCCGAATTTCGGAGACTATTGGCGACTGGATTTGTCCCGGCACAAGGCGAAGAGGATGGAAAATACGGACCCTATACTACCTTGAAAGCAACCACTGAGCAAACAGCAATGATTATTCACGCCATTGCTGGTACTTTGGGCACAGCCGGCGTTGTCATGGCTGGCGCCGGAGGGCAAATGATAGGCGAGGGCGCCATGGCCGCCCTGTTGATGCCGGGGTACGGTACCGGTTTTGGGATGGCCCACGCAACAGTAGGCGCCGGTTTGGTGGGCGGCGGCGCCGCCCTGGGATTGACTGGGTTTCTTTTGGAGATGGCGATGATGATGGGGATGTTCAAGACAGATGTTCTCGCACCGGATGTTAGGTACGACGAGAAAATTCCAAAATTTGCGGGAACTTCTATAAAGGGGTTCAATAAGATTTCCGAAATTGTAATATTGCCTCGCTATGAACCCGGTTCCGACGCTCGCTGGCCTATTGCAATAAATCTTTCTCTGAGTCAACCCATGCCGTCGGAACCGGGAACAAGTCCTAGTTTTAGAGCATCCAATTTTGTGATGAAATTTATGATGGGAGTTGCGTTATCGAAGGATGCGCGAGAGTCCGAGCAAAACCTACGACCCAGAGATCCCTTTGCCACGGATTCTTCTATACAAGGAATGGGACTATACGAAAACAAATTTATTTTGCGCATTGGTGATCTCCCGTTAGATGTGAGCAACCTCATGGCACCACAACCTGGTCATGAACTTGCATACGAGGCAGGCGCGCCCCTTTTTCTAGATCAAGATCAACCTTCTATGGATGCCGCCATCTTTCGTTCTAAGTATTATGGAACCGCCGCCGTTCCCGAACCCGCCAGTCATCTAATCAAACAGATCGAACAAGAAAAACGCTCGCCCCTGACTTCGCCCGGTCGGAATCCTCAAATAGACGTACTGACAGAGTTTATAGAATCTATTTTTCGAAAGGGAGGACTGGATGAAGAATCCGATCCGCATTCTAGACCGAATCTAAATGGAGATACTCGAAAACTAGCGCAATTCCGCATGGTAGACGACATGACAACTCAGATAATGACAACGATAGGTCGGGAAATTCTTAAGAGTCCACTCTTCTTGAAAACTGAAGGCACTTCACGTTATGATTCTGGGGGTCTTCCAATCTCTACTACCGAAGGGATATCCTATGTTAGGTTGATTGATTGGGCGCCCATCACCACTCCGGATCAGAGAGCGTGTGGTTTTGACCCTCACATCCTTGCTTTAGATACTATCAAAAAACGAACACGGGAAGACTACGAAAACATGATTGAATGTTCTCCTCTCGAAGACGAAATAAGCACCGCTGGTTTGGGAAGACCGGAACTTTCTGCCCTTGAGGCAGCTTCCATGACAGGGTGCGTAATGACCACGATCAGAGCATATGCGCTAGAGCAACTGGTTCGTGCTATGTTTCCGCTATCAGTTTTTGTGGGTAGGGAAGTGGTAACTAAACTTCTCGTTGAATTCATAACCGAGGAAACACTTGAGCAAATAAAGAAAAAGGAAGAAAAATATTATGAGGAGTTTTTAATTCAAGTTGAAAACTCTTTTGCCTCACGAATGAACGAGTTTAGTCCCTATGGATACGTTCCAGATATTGTACAGCAGAGTCGCGAGATTGGGTTAGACTGGCTTTATGCAGATTCAGCGATAAAGGAATTCAATGGAGAATACACGGGAGAAGAGATTGATGAAGAGCAGGTAGATGCAGGGGTGGTGAACCCACCGGGACCACCGTCGTGTCCAGACACGGGCGAGGATTCAAGTACACAGGCGGCAGAAGACGAGTCTCTTGAAAAATTGTTGATGAGCGAAACTGAACAAAGGGTTCGAAGCCGCTTGAGATTTTTGGTTGAAGAGCAAATTTACTCTGTTTTGGTAAAACTTCAAGATATGATTTGTTTCGGAAATACCTTATCTTTTGATGATAATTTCCTTGCACGCCAGTTGCCGCTTGTTCCTGTTCAGAAATTTCCGGGAGAAGCAAGATTCGCCGAAAAGAAATTCGATTTAGAAACGATGGAGCAAAACGAGATATCCCGCCAATTTCAGGAATATTCTACTCAATGGGCTCTCTGGGCCCAGGCGCGCCCATTTGCAATGGTAGGCGGTACCATACAGTCGATACAAGATGCAGCAACAGCAACAGGAACTTCAATAGCATGTGTGGGCGAAGCATTAACTTTTGACATTCCCGAGATTCCAGATCCTCCTGAAATGCCATCCGCAGAAGAACTCGCTACGGAGATAGATTTTTCAGACGACAACGTTGCCAATTTCGCGCCATCAGGGAACAAACCGCTAGCAGAGAACTATGAATATGGGATATTTGACTTGGATTTTCTCAAGAATATTGCGGAGTATAATCTAGATAAAGCGTTGGAAGAGAAGTTTGACGAACTCGCGGCCGGTGGATTGTCGGCGATTGAAGCCTTTGAAGAATCCGCGGCCTGGGATGTGATCGAGGGACTGGTCAGCGCAGCCAGTGCGGCCCGCGTTGCCGCCGGCGGGTCGGGTATTGATATCAACAATGTCAGTCTTTCCGGGGTGTATACAGGCGCGGTGAGTGCCGGTCTCAGCGGTTACAACGAGGCAGTAGACCAAGTGAACGAGGCGGAGTCTGCTTTTGATTCATTTATGGATAATTTTGATGTGATGGGCACCCTCCAAGAAGCTGGATCTTGCATCACCCAGGGCGCAGAAGGAGTTAAAGACGCTGGACTTCAGTTGCTTAGAACGACCCTAAACAGTCCTACGCCGTTTTCTGAATTTGCGAAAGGTCGAGACGTGGGGACTACTGATCGCATGGGGAACATTACTGAATTTGGTGCACGCGTGCAGACCGAACCGGGAGAAGGGCGATTTGATAATCCCATTGCTTCCAATCTGACTGACAAGACTGGGATGTTGATGTTGGAGAAATACATAAAAGTAAAGACTGCTCCCGGCGCCAATGCCGTACTAAATCTCCAAGCGCTCGATGAACCCTCTAATATAGTTCTGCCACCACCGAGCGACTCGCCACAACCTCTGGAAGATATTCATAACGATTCGACTGACTCTCCACCAGAAGATGCTGTGAACTGGCCTCCAAGCGATTCCACTACATCCGACACCGGTACGCCTCCGCAGGCGTATAATGATAGCACAGTAGACCCCAACATCGGCGACTCCGCTGCGGATGACTCGTCTCCCGCAGGAGTAGTCGAGGGCAACAACTATGTGGTATCCACTTTTGGAACACTCGATCTAGAAGGGTCTCCATTCGCCGGAAGTCAAGACAGGATGCACAACCCCTCCCTTTCCCAAATCTTAGGACCCAGAGAGGTGATCAATACATCTCGCCGCCTAGATCCCAAGAAACCGATTGATACTGCTCCTAAAACTGTTGATCTTGTAGGAAATAAGGCGAACGTCTCTTTGGTTCCGAGCACCTCTCCACATCGCGAGAAGATTTACAACATAGATAAGTGGCAAGAAATATTCCAACAGTTAGCAACTGATAATCCTGATGCTAAGTTCAGTGATTATTTTGAGGAATGGTCATACGGCACCAGGTTGGTTTACATAGCGCCCACTAATGATTTTCAAGTCGTGAGTGAAACCTCAGAACCCGGCGCCCAAGTTGATCGCACCATAAAAATACCTCAGAGTCCTCTTGGAGATGCCAATCCTGTTCGATATTTATTTGACAAGGATTTGTCCATTGCAAGTAACGCCTATATGCAGTATGAGCGCACCACCGTAAGAGAGAAAGTAGAGGCAGTTAATTATAAGTTTTATCACGAGTCGCAAGCTTTTAGGACCGACGGGATTATAACCATCGAGGAGCAAAAGCGAAACGAAGAAGTGCTAGCAGATCTCTCAGAGCAAAGTCTGATTGATATTGTTGCAACCGGAGCAGAAGACTTGTCGAAATTGACATTTGATGCCGGCATGATGGAGAATCCTTATTTGGATACGTCGGTATTTGAGAGTTTCTTCGGTCGTCAGTTTCGCGATTCGACAAAGGAGTCTGTGGTAGAGAGGGCACTTACAGTAATACCTCTCTCGTCGGCGGAAATACCCATTGACTTTCCCGATCCCAATATTCCCCTTTCTAAAATTTTGGGGTACGATGGATTATCTCTCGAACCCTCTCCTGATAAAAGTGCAGATGCGGGGACTGCCTTTAAAGATTTAGACGAGTTATATACTAGAAGATTCATGAGCAAGACGCTCAATCTCCTCAAGGGATCTCCCGGATATAAACTGGCATTGAAATATTGCGTACCGGGCAACACTCTTCTTTCATTCGCTACTATCTATGCGAATCTTCTTAGCGAACTCCCAGAAACATTCTTCGACCAGACAAAATTTGAATTAAAGAATTTATTTGAGATTCTTTTGAATGGCGGAGATTATACTTTCGAAGGTGCAACAGAAAAAGAAAAGGGCAGTAATCGAGAACAGATGGCACTCGCACAAAGCAACATGGGTACCGACGGTGGTGCCCGCAAGCCTGGGTTAGTTGATCTCGCGATTCAAACTCCTAAACTTATTTTCAAGGGATTAGCAGAATTTGCCGATCCAGTAATCGCGCCTGCTGCTTTGATTGCTAAAAAAGCGAAGGGAGGAGAATTTTTTCCTCGCATGATGAAGAATGGCGATGTAAAGGGGACCTGGTATATGCTCCCCATCGAATTGAATCAGTATGACATGCCTCCTCCAATTGGAACGGTTGACGATCCCACCAAGACTGTTTCGTACATAAACGAGGAAGAGTCTCGCATTATTATACCCGAAGAAAACGAGTTTGTCCCCGGACTTCCGGACAACATAAACCTCTCTGTCCCCGTTCCTGCTTTCATGGATAAGATTACGGGGAAGGATTTAGACGGATTTCTAAAAGATTATTTCTTTAAATTGGGCGACATCGGCAACGCCCAGCAGAAAACAAATTATTATAATTTTACGAGAGCGCTTGCGGGATTCCAAATAGCGCAAACTATCAATATAATTATTACTGAATATATGTATGCGATGAACGATCCTGTTCTAAGGTGTAAAGAGTTTATGATTAAGAAGGACGGCAAGGTAATCGTCCCCGTCGTGGTATTGGATTTCCCAGGCGATCCCATAGATATTCCCGTTACTGCTTTGGGCAACTCTTTCTTGCCGATGGATGTTACAATGGGATTTGGTGTGTGGCCACCACATAGTCCACTTGGTTGGATTTACCGAGCAATCGATGCAGTAGAGTCTCTTAAAATGCCAAGTTTGGTAGATATGGAGCGATTGCGGGAGAAGGAAGGGTTTGAGAACAAGAAAAACACTTTGGATCGACTATGTATAGATGTGGATCAGTTGCGCGAAGAAAATACAACCCGAACCAGGGAAAACGAGGCCCGCGCAGAACAAATGAGGATTAGTTTGAGCAATACCGATAAAGCGAAAAAAGCTTGTTAGAGTAGGAGTTTAGTATTATGGCAGGGTTTTCGCCAGCGTTACCATTTGGAATGTCACCAGGAGAGGGAATCGTTCTAACCACGAGTTTGTTGGAAGTTATCAAGCAAAACTTTAAAAATCTTGTTTTGACAAATCCAGGGGAAAGAGTGATGCTTCCCGATTTTGGCGTGGGAATAAAGAGATATTTATTTGAAATGAATGACGCCGTGACTCAGAGTAGTATCCAATCCAAAATAGGCGAGCAGGTAAAGAAATATATGCCTTTCTTATCTTTGGACAATATACAATTTTTATCTACAAACGATATGTTTGACGCGGGCACTGTCAATATTCGGATATTTTATCATGTTTCTCCCCTAGAAGCCGCTGATGTGCTGACCCTAACAATATAGAGCAGGAGAAAAGTTGATATGCCAGATGGTAAAAAAGTTGCGATAAATTACACAAGCAGAGATTTTGCTACCATTAAGAGAGACCTAGTAAGTTACGCTAAGAAATATTATCCCAACACATACCAGGATTTCAGTGAGGCGGGTTTTGGTTCCCTCTTGATGGACATGGTATCTTATGTGGGAGATATGTTATCTTTCTATGTTGACTTTCAAGCGAACGAAAGTTATTTGGACACCGCAGTAGAATATGATAATGTCGTTCGCCTCGCTCAACAGATTGGTTACAAACTAAATGTCAACCCGTCTTCTTACGGCATAGCATCTTTGTATATTATTGTGGATGCAGATATCACTGGTCTCGCTCCCGACAGAGCCTACATACCTGTCTTAAAGCGGGGTTCTCTATTCTCAACTGAAAACGGAGTTGGTTTTATTCTGAATGAAGATGTCAACTTTGCCGACTCTAAGAATAAGATAGTGGTTTCTCAAGTTAACGAGGCAACTGGCATCCCGACCTCTTACGCTATTCAGGCATATGGACAAGTCGCTTCTGGAAAGTTAGTTCAACAGAACGTAACGGTGGGAAATTTTGAAAGATTCTATAAAGCGGAACTAATCGGAACAGACATTACTGAAGTGATATCTGTTCAGGATTCCGAGGGAAATGATTATTACGAAGTAGACTATTTGTCTCAGAACACAATTTATAAATCAGTCATGAATACTGATACGGATGATAGAGAATTGACCCCCGCTCTTATAAAATCTCAGATAGTTCCGCGCCGCTTTGTTGTTGGGAAAGTAGGAACCAGGACATTTCTTCAATTTGGCGCAGGCGATGAAGCGAGCGATATAAACAGCGCTTTTTCGGAACCCAACTCAGTAGTTCTATTTCAAAACGGCCGCAACTATATTAGTGATACGGCGATTGATCCAACTCGCTTGTTGGATTCTAATAAGTTGGGCATTGCTCCATCTAATACTACATTGCGGGTTGTGTATCGAGTGAACGACGCAGGGAATGTTAATGCTTCTGCTAATTCTTTAGTTGTTATTAATGAACCTACATTCGCATATTCGGACATCGCCAACCTCATTCCAGATAAGGTTCAGAGTGTAAGCGACTCTTTGGAAATTTCCAATGAAAGACCTATTGTAGGAGATATTTCGTTACCGTCGTTGACAGAACTTAAGTTGCGCGCACCCGCCGCCTTCTCCTCTCAGAACAGAGCGGTTACTCGGGAAGATTACTTATCTTTGATGTACGCGATGCCGGAAAGGTTTGGAGTTATCAAAAAAGCAAACGTGGTACAAGACAGTGAATCTTTTAAAAGAAATCTGAATGCTTATGTAATTTCCCAAGGTACAGCGGGAAATTTAGTAAAAGCTAATGAGTCGCTAAAATCTAATTTGAAGTCGTGGTTGAATAAGAACAAAATGATTACGGATTCAATTGATATTCTCGATGCAAAAATTGTCAATTTTGGGATTGTTTTCGAGGCTGTGGGGAAAAGTAATCAGGATAATTCAGACCTCCTTTCCACTGCCGTCGGCGCCCTCTCGCTAAAGTTTCAAAAATATTTTGATCTTTCCGAGAATCTTTATATTTCTGATATCTATTCCTCCCTAAAGGATGTAGAGGGAATATTGGATGTTATAAGTGCTAAGGTAATTTTGAAGAATGGTGGTGCATATTCAGATACCTTTTTCGACATGACAGAAAACTTATCCGCTGATGGTAGAATGATTAAGATTCCTCAAAATGTTGTATTGGAATTGAAATTTCCGGATATTGATATAAAAGGAGTCATCAAATAATGGCAATCAAGAGATATGTCGCCGATGCTGACAACACTATTACAAACGCCTTCGAAGCAAACCTCCTCACGCGCGGCACAGGATCTAACATGGGGATGTCAGATGTCTCCGAAGTATTTTCCCTCTACGCGCAAGCGAATTCATCTTCGGTAGAACTATCTCGTATTCTTACTAATTTTCCGGTCAGCACCATTATTAGTGACAGAACTGCCGAAAAGATTCCTGTAAGTGGAAATGTAAACTTTGTATTGAAAATGTCAAATGCAGATTTCGCCGGAACTCTTCCTACCAAATTTACACTCACCGTTGCTCCCATTTCAAGATCCTGGGATGAAGGTTATGGATTGGATATGGAAGATTATAGCGATGCCGGATCATCAAATTGGATATCTTCCTCCAATACCCAAGCATGGACCGCCGAGGGTGGAGATTATCTTACGTCTCCCGTATATAATACATATATGGAAAAGGGAACTGAAAACTTAGAGGTTGACATCACTTCTCTTGTGGAGAAGTGGATAGATGGCACTGTCTCAAGTTATGGCGTGGGCATTCACCTAACAAGCAGCGAGGAGAGTTCCTCTAGAAGTTATTACAATAAAAAGTTTTTTGCACGAGGGAGCGAGTTCTTCTTCAAGAGACCCTACGTCGAAGCACGCTGGGATCCTTCCATTACTGATGACAGGAACGATTTTGTATTGAGTAGTTCATTGCTCCCCGCCGCAGATAACTTGAATAAACTTTATCTTTATAATAAATTCCGTGGTCGACTTGTAAACATTCCCGAGGCGGGAACCGGAAGTATTTACCTTAGTTTATATTCAGGATCCACGTCACCTTGCGGGTCTAGGTTGCCTCTTCAGGGCGGCACCCATGTGGTAACGGGGGGATATGTAAGCACAGGAATTTACTCTGCTTCTGTAGCGATGGGAACAGATTTAGATCGGGTTTTTGATGTTTGGCACGATAATGCTATTTCTGATCATACTGAATATTATACGGGAAGCGCAATTACTGTTCGCGATCATCTAGCAGACATTAATGACGATCCGGGCGAATATATTGTTAAAATAACCAACTTGAAATCTTCATATTCCACGATAGAGACACCACGATTTACTCTCTATGCACGCAGCAAAGATTGGTCTCCAACAATATACACAATCTCTAGCGGCGAAATTGAAAATACTACAATTCATAGCATGTATTATAAATTATATCGAACCACTGATGATTACGAAGTCATACCTTATGGTACGGGAAGTGTAGAGTATACGAAGTTGTCTTACAATGACTCAGGAAATTATTTTAATTTTGACATGTCAATATTGCAACCCGGATATGAATACGCTTTTAAATTTATGATACTGGAATATGGGGAATATCACGAGCAACCGGAAGAATTTAAATTTAGAGTAGAATAAACATGGGAATTAAAAATCTTTTCAATAGAGATGCTGACACTAAGATAGTGTCTCTCACAAATAAGACCGAAGCATCTGAGAATATTGAATCTACGAGTTATTATTCTGCGAAAGTAAAGCAGAAAGGTAGATTTGAACCTCATATTGATTATTCTAATCCTCTGTTTTTTTCCAAGTTTGGTTCTGCTGAAAAATATTATCACGATGCGATAACCAATATCTATACTTACTATCCCTTTGATGGATCTCTCTATGAGAGAACCGCATGGGAACTGAGCGCGTCTGGAATTCAGAAATATATTTTTGAGGAAGAATATCCGCGAAGAAATGGTTATATAGACTTTTCTTATGGTGGTTGGGGATCAACAACCCTTTCTACTGGATCTTACGCGCTCCCCACTGACGCCGAGTATATTACTGTCCATGGCGGACCGAACAAAGATCCAGAGGGGAACGGCAAATCTTTAGCTAGTATTTTTATAAACTCTAGTTCCAACTTTTATAATGTCAGTCATAACCGAGAATCAAATCTAGAATTCGCCAGCGCCGGAAACGCGATTGAATTTTGGATGAAAAAAGACGGTTTCGTCGCCGCCGGTCAACAAGAAGTCATATTTGACCTCTGGTCCAGCGGTTCGGCAGTGGCCAGCGCTGATTACGGAAGATTCTGCATTCTTATTAATAGTTCTTCTTCCCCTCTTCATGTTACTTATTTATCGGGAACAACTGGACTTTCGGCAAGTTTTAGTGGCACAAGCGCTCCCACCACTGCTTCTTTGGCAGATGGACAGTGGCACCATTATGCGGTAAGTGCAGACTCTTCTACTGGAAAGGCGGAACTGTATGTTGATGGCGTCTATAAAGATTATATTCTAGGCGCCCCCATCACTGAGGTAACCGGCGCGCTCATTGCTAACATAGGATCTTATTATGAAGCACGCAGCGCCGATACACTTGAAGCGTTCACGGGGTCACAAGTCCCTGGTTGGTGTAAATTATCTGCCTCCTTAGACGAATTTAGGTTTTGGAAAACTACCCGTAATGATAAAAATATTGGGCAATATTGGTTTACTCAAGTTGGCGGTGGCACTAACGAAGATAATGCCAATACTGATTTGGGAGTTTATTATAAATTCAACGAAGGTATTACCCAGACTGCTTCCATAGATTCTAGAGTTCTCGACTATTCGGGAAGATTCTCAGATGGAACGTGGACAGGATACGCTGCCGGCGCGCGCAACACTGGATCTGCTATGGTTATTGCGGGAGCAGCAGAGAGAGAGTTTAAAGATCCTATTATCTATTCTTTTCATCCTGCTGTTGTTTCATTGTTGTCGGATAAGAAATCTATTGGGAAGCAATACGATTATACTAACGCTGCTTCCTTATATTACAGTCTTCCATCCTGGATTATTGACGAGGACCATGATGTCGGCGGCGACTTACTGAATGTCGTCCAGATTGTGTCTAACTATTTTGATTCTCTTTATTTACAAACCAAAGAACTTCCTAAACTAAAAAATGTTCAGTATCTTAGTTCTTCGGAGAAACCTTATCCATTCACCAACAAGTCTCTTGAATCTCTGGGGTTTGCCACGCCCGACCTGTTCTTAGAGTCTGATATTCTAGAAGCAATTGGTTCACGCAACGATACAGAAGAGTTCGATGAAAAAATCTGGAATGTTAAAAATCTAATTTATCAAAACATTTATAATAATTTAGTTTACATTTATAAAACTAAAGGAACGATGAAATCTTTTAGGAACCTTCTTAGATGCTATGGTATTGATGAAGAGTTAGTAAGAGTAAACTTGTATGTGGATGGCACCACCTATGAGATGAGAGATGATTATAAATTACAGGCGCTAGAGAAAAAGTTTGTAAATTTTGCTGGTACCGACAGATTCAATGGAACTGTGTATCAGACTGCATCTTCGGATATCGCTGATTCGCGAACCTATATAGCGGGTTCTTCTCATATTGCGTCTTCTTCTTGGACATGGGAATCTCAAGTAGTGGTCCCATCTAAGTTTCCTATTAGTTCTGATTTATATTTCGAAACTGCATTTATATCTGCTTCATTGTTCGGACAACACCAAGCAGTCTCTGATCAGGCAGATTATACATGGCATACAGATGATAATAATAATTTTCAAGTTTATCTTGTCAAGGAAGAAAAAGAATCTCTTAATGCTAAGTTTGTGTTGAAAAGTTTGTCGGAGAACTCTCCCCTTCCAACACTAGAGAGTCCTATCTACACGGATATATATGACAATACTAATTGGAATATAGCAGTCCGCATAAAACCTCAATATGAATTATACAATACTAGTTCAGCAACTCTTACAAGTTCTTATACTTTAGAGTTTCAAGGAGTGGAAACAGAGGGAGAATATATAAGGAATGAGTTTATTCTTTCCGCGTCCCTCGATGCCACATCAGGTTCGAACTTTGTTAAGAGCAATAAGCGCGTTTATGCTGGTGCACACTATACTAATTTTACTGGCACCATCTTAGAGCAAACTGATGTAAAGGTTACGAATAATAGAGTTTGGGCGAGTTTTCTACCCAGCGACGTGATTAGAATACACGCCAAGGATAGTACCAACTACGGGACCAAGTACCCATACCGAAATGCATATCCAGAGAATTCTGACATTTCCGCTAAATCTATTCCGGCGATAGAGACTCTATCTTTGTTTTGGGGATATGATACTCTAAGCAGCTCAGACGATGGTGCCGGACCTGGGTATACGGCGGGGTTCAATGTCGATGATATATCTTCGGGATCAGCAGACCCATATAGAAATTATGGGTTTCTCAATGACGCCCTCAAGACACAACATCCCGGAAGAGGAAACAAATTTTTAGCAAATGACACAGATGCTATCCAAAAAGAATATCTGTCTAATGCCAAACTCCAATCAATTGAAACTGTCCAGAGCGATGATCTCGTAGAAATCATTAGCGAATCAGATGAGGAGATATTTACACGCGAATCTCGTCCGCTCGAATATGTGTACGCTATAGAAAAAGGCATGCAACAAGTTATTTCTGATGAAATGATTGATGTCTTCGGATCTATTGCAGATTTTAATAATATAATCGGGCAACCTGTCAATCGTTATCGACAAAATTATCATGACATGGGCAAACTGAGACAGATATTTTTTAGTAGAGTTAAAAACATACCAAGTCTCATAAAGTATGTTGAATTCTATAAGTGGATCGATGGAGCAATAACATCCATGATTCAGCAACTAATTCCTGCTACTGCTCAATTTTCGGACAGAGTGGCAACGGTTGTAGAAAGTCACGTATTAGAAAGAAATAAATATTGGAATAAATTTCCCACGGTGGAACTGGAAGAGGACACCCCTAGTTCGCCCTTAAGGGGCGTCAATGAACTTTCTTATCCATGGAAATCGGGATCGCCGCCCCTCAATACCTCTCAAAGCAGAAATTGCTATTGGTGGAAAAACAGAGCAGAATTTCATGGGTCTGCTCGCGCCTCGATTATTTCGTCTTCCCATAGCACCTTTGACCGCGAATTTGGGAGTCCTATTCAGTTCGATGCTCCAGGCGTTGAAAGAACCGGCGGCGGTGTGATAAAATTAGATATAACACGCCAAACGACAAAATTCGGATCAAACGGATATTTATTAGTATCCACGAGTAGCTTTTCGCAAGCGGACTGTTTAGATGACTAGAAATAAAAGATTATATAACTCCCTAGAATTACCATTCAACATTTACAGTTCTTCTGCTGAGAATGCATATCTGTCTAGTAGTTTCCAAGGTTTTGATATTACAAACCTTCATGAAGATACCTATGGCGGCATAAAAGATGCTCCCATGCAAGGTCCATTTGCATACAAGTATGTTGGAGGAAACCAACACAGGCATGTTGCTCTCAACCCCGGAAGCGATAATATTGCTAACCGTCCTGAGTTATTCCGCATAGATTTTAATTCTTTGGGTGGAATAAAGGTTGTGGGGCAAGACAGCGGATCGACTTCTTATCCCCGCGCGCCATATACTCGCGACGGTTTGGCAAAAAGGCCGCTCAATTTGGCGAACATACAGCAGCGAACTGGGTCCACTATTATCGGAAACTATACTCATGATTATGAGGTAGTTCAGACAGTGGGAAGAACTTCAAACAACAGGGCGTTTATTGAGGCGAGCGGAGTGGGGTTTATTGGTGATCCTAGTTTACCTCACAGCGGAGCCCTGGTAACACAATTTGTAAGCGGCGCAAGAAGCACACAAAGAGCACTTCCGCCCATGAACGTCTCAGGCACAAATAGTTTTGTCTTTGTCAATCGTTTTAATGCCCCAGGAGGCACTGACGTTAGTTCTAGGGGCGTTTTGGATACATACGCTGAAGAGTATGCACCCAATAACGCAATGCCCTGGAGGAACCGCTCAGTGCGTTCTGTGCTAAGATCAGATTTGACAAGATATACCCCAAAAGCGACGGATATACCGCCCCAAACACCAACTCTATATCATACAACCAATAGGAATCCGAAGAGGATATTCTATAAGCCCACCATCAGTACGCAGTCGTTTGACAACGGATTTGTAACACACGCCATTCCACAATGTTCACTACAATACGCGTGGATTAAGGCATCAGCGATAACGACAAAATTAGAATTACCAGGATATGAGAATAGCAGTTCTGTTCCTTATGGACCATATACAGATATAACTTTTGTTCAATCAGGAGCATATGATCGGGGAGATTTCGTTGGCATCAGTGGAACCATGATTGATAAGTCACAGATCGAAATTCAAACTCCTCTTGGATCAACGAATTTTCTTTCTCGATCTTCTGCCACTTTTTTGAATGCTTATAACGGACCCTATCAGTATCCATCTTGGCAACAAGTTAGAAATCTTTATAATCCTGTAGTAAGGCAATTAGTAAAAGAAAGTATTCTTTCTTTAGCAGATGTCCCGCCGTTGAAAGTAAATTCTATAGGCAATCAAGTTCGCGCACTTCGCGGAGGAGTGACAAACTTCAAAGAGCCCGTTGTGAGCAACAACTCTTTCGCCCTTAATCACGGACTTCGCGCACGACCAGATCCAAATATTGGAAATTTCGTCACTTCGTCTCTTACTTATACCTATAATAATAATCTTTCATCTTTTACCAATCCAAAAATTCGTAATAGATTGGGCATGCACATATCGGATGCGGGATCGCCATATGATAACCTAAGTTCACTTTATTTAGTTGATTCCACGAACAACGATGAGTCCAATTCATATGCCATGTTTCTTTCGCTAGAATATTCACAAGTTCTTTATCCTGCTACTCTTAACGCTTTTCTAAATGAAACTAGAACTAGGACAGAATATGCGGAAGTTTCTGGAACTGGGAGCAATGGATATGACCGGATATTTGGTCACCAAAGAACATTCTTTAAAGAGGTCCCCGCTTCCGGTGATCTTACGGGATTGATAAGGACTGCTGGAGTTGCTCCAAATTCACAAGGATACGCCGGCATTGCTGGTGCGGAAGGACCCAACACTAGACGATCATTTCCTTTTACATCTCAGTTTGATTCGTATATATTCGACAAGGATGCACAAAGCGGCATACAGTCCGCACTCTACGCGGGATGCGGATCGGGTGGTACCGACCCAGGCGCATATTGTTTCAGTTTTGGCAACGTTACCGACATCAGTGTCCCTATTAGGTATTTGAGGTGGAAATCGGCGCAAGCAGTCAACACGTCCACAGGTTCGGGGGACGGTACCATTGTGGTGGAGTTTACGGTCATGAGGGGAGATCATAGCGAATACCCCGCTCTTGCCTACCCAGACGGCGCCGAGGATAATTTATATGTTCAATATAAACATCTTCCTTCTGGTAGTTGGACAAATATGGAATATGGCGGCACCATAACCGCCGCCGATTGCAGTAATGTTGGATTGTGCACACCGGTGACCGCAAGTATATCCGCATCAACGATGTTCACAGAGACTGACTTATTTGAGATCAGAATTGCAATGACCAACTTTCAAGGTCATCAATTCGATCACTATGCTATTGGGGACTTGTACCTTTCGTCTCGATTCGCCACGCAGTGGGTTGATTGTCTCAATTTTGATCCTATGGCAACTGATGGAATAAGGTCTTTTCCCGAAAGCGGATCCTATAGGAGCGTATTGGGAGAATTGATGGGCGACACTGAAAAATCCATGTTTGGAGCATCTGGTGAGGCCCAACCATCAATGGCATTTAATGAATTATATTATCTATCTAATGCATCTGGAAATTTGGAGGTTTATAGTGATTATACCGAGAGACTGACACAACAAATTGCCAACAAGAATTCTTGGTATAATACTTATGAAAAATACGCTTCCGATCTTCGGACTATGGATAAAAGCATATCGATTCTTCCAGAATTTAAAATATCAGATTTTATAGATTATTATTTGATTGAGCGCGGCGGCAACTTTAGAGTAAAGAATCATAAATTTCTTTCTCTCCCCGGCGCATCGATTACATCAAGTGCAGACACAGAAGACTCTCCTATCAGCGCCGATTTTGTTTCCAGGTATGTAGATTCATCAAAAGCAGATAAATTTTCTAAAATATCACGAGAGCATAAAGAAGTCGCCGCTATTTCGCGTGTAGAGTTATCTTGCAAGGGGATTAAAAAGTTGCTGCCATACAATGGATTCTACCCAGCAGATAGAACTCTTCAGTTGGGAAATCTTTTGAGTCAATCTGTCTCTCCGCATATAGCGGGGAAGGGAGAAAATTCGACATCTACTTTTTTTGACCAAGGACTTCAAGGATTGTTGAAACCATTAGTTTCTCCGGGAATTCTATATAACAGTATAAAATCTGGCATTGCTGTAGACTATCCGATCTATACAGGTTCGGTTCCTGGGTTGGTTGCCGGCACAGATGCCCCTTCTGATTTTAGGTTGTCTAGCGGGTCCAACTATAGACTACCTTTCGACTCTTTACTAAACCTTAAGGGCGCCCTCCCAGAGGGTGAAGATAAACCAGTTAGATTGGTTTCTTCCTTTTCTACTTTCGATGACTCTATTTCAACTGAAGACCTTTTTCAATATTCTTTTACTTGGGATGGCGAGAAGTCTCCTTTATTTGAACTTGGAATGCATAATTTTCTAGCAGAAACGGTAGACTTTTTTCTAGAAGATGGTCAACTTACCTCTTACAAGTCACAAGTTCAACCTACGGATGGTTGGGTATTTGAATCTAACAAAACTTATTATATGGACGTGGTGCTAAGAGATACAGTTGAGATGAGTAGGTTTGTGGAGTATAGCGGAAGCAAGACCGTGAGAGAAAATCTAAAGTTTGGTGCTAACGATGGTGCGCAATATGATGCTTTCGGAAACGAGACTCAAGTTATAACAGGAAGTCCTGGATCGGGTCTCTTTTCGATAGTCGGCGCACGATACAATGGTGAGGTTGGATACAAAGCCGGCGCCGCCTATGTTTTCCAAAACGCGCTCGATACACGAGGGTGGAGGCAACTGCACAAATTAACAGCCAGCGATGGTGCATCCCAGACTGAAGCCTTTTTTGGCAACGCAGTGGGTCTCGTATCCGGCACCAATGAGTTTCACTATCTTGTCGGCGCCCGACGTGATGACGATGTAGGTGAAGATGCCGGAGCTGCCTATCTTTATCATTCAACGAGCGCCGGCGTAACGGAACTGAAAATAACAGCAAGTGACGGCGACGAATCAGAGGAATACGGTTATTCCGTTTCAATCACATCCAGTTCGAATGGCATCTATTTTGTTGTGGGCGCCCCGCGCCAGCGCGATACTACTGGCACCGATTACGGCGGGGCCTATCTCTACCATTCAACAAGTGCCGGCATGACAGAATACATTTTGGAACCAAGCGCTGAAGAAAACAATGATGCCTTCGGAAGTGATGTTTCAGTGGTTTCTAGTTCGAATGGGGTATATGTGCTGGTAGGTTCTTATGGCAAGAACGAATCCGTGAGCGATCAAGGCGCGGCATATCTCTACCACTCCACCAGCGCGGCGGTAACAGAGCAAAAACTAACAGCGTCCTCGCCGACGGGAGTGAAATATTTTGGCGTATCCGTTAGTTTAGCATCTGGTTCAAATGATGACGGCATTTATGCTCTTATTGGCGCTAACTATGGCGATGGCCCAGCCACGGATTGTGGCGAGGCATATCTTTTTCACTCCACAAGTGTCGGCGTGACAGAGCAAATACTAACGGCGAGCGATGGGCAGCTAGGCGACCGCTTCGGACACTCTGTTTCTATCGCATCAGGATCTGACGGCATTTTTTGTCTCGTGGGCGCCATATATGAAGATACGCCGGCCTCGAAGGCGGGCGCCTTATATCTTTTTCACTCAACTAGTGCTGGAATAGCGGTGCAATTGCTGGAGAATGATGATAGGCGCAAAAACAACGAATTGGGATGGGGCACCTCCCTGATTAGTTCTAGTGACTCTCTATATGCACAAGCGGGAACCTACAACGGCGATTTTAACGCCAGCGGATCTGGTGCAGCGTATGTGTTCGCTGGATCCTTTGGATCTTTATCCCAATTTATACCGCATTCAGGCACTCAATTTGATTACAAGCAGCATGGCAAACTTTTTGGCATGGCGATATCCGAAGAATATGTGACTCGAACCGGATCAAACTATCAAACCCTCACTTGTCAGGCAAACTCACAAGATCCTGCTTATATTTCTTACACCCCTCCCTACTTTTATGGTGAGTCGGTTGCACGTATTAGTTTTAGTCCAGGAATTCTTGGACCCATCTCGTTTACCTTAGATGAAATATTTGAAAGAGTAAAGGTTGAAAATATATTAACTCCTGACAGCAATAGAATGGCGACTCTTTTTGGTATAAAAAATTCAATAACTTCACTGCAAAATGAAAACAGAATGCCCCTCTCGGCATCAGCGAATATGTTTGGCAGGTTTTATAAACCGGGGGTGACCTATGATCCACAGAGCGGCGAGGCAACCTCCATTGACGACAACATAGATACCAAACCTGCTTGGGTTATTTCTACGAGGTTTGAAAGTCCCGTTCTCGATGTATCTAGTAGCAAATATAATGAACTTTATACTGCTCACAACCCGGCGATGACTGCGACATATGGTTGGGAAGGTGACGGCGCGTCTCATATCAGGCACAACCCGCGCTCAATGTGGACAAGTTATGGTGATGTCCCTCAAGGAACTAAGGGGGTTTATTTTGAGATAAGAGAGTCTTATCCGAGTGAATTAAACCAAGACTCCTCTACTACTGCCTCTCTTTTGCAAACCTGTGGGTTTACCATTCCTGAGCAGGGTAAATCAAAGATCGGGAAGGTAAGAGAGAACAAAGTTATTAGCGAGGCAATTGTTGCCCTTCCTTACTTAGATAATGATGAAGCGAGCGTTCCAACTACCTTTATTGACGGGAAATATTTCATCAAAATAAACAAAGCAATGTTTTCCTATCAGAAACTTAACATTCAGAGTAGCAAACCCGCAGTGCTTTCTGTCAACAATGATGATCTGGGCGATATTCAAACGACCACCATAAGTGATATGATAATGTCAATGACAAAATATGTTATGCCGCCCCACATGGATTTTGTAAAATATGATGATATTGATCCTTTTATTGCATATTTTCTAGAGTTTGAACATACATTGGACCAAAAGGAATTGACTGATATCTGGCAGGGCGTCATGCCCGACTCGGCACTAAAGATTGAAAAGGATGAGGTTATGATTTCCCATGATGTTGGTAAGTTTGATTTCTTTGGAGGGATTTTTGATCCAACAGTTTTTAGTAAAATAAAATTCTTTATTTTCAAAGTTAAAAGAAAGGCAAAGCATAACTACTATGAGATAACTAAAGATTCTACTGATGATTCGAGATTCAACTTTGTATTTTCCGGAGATCCTACACAGGCGGCAATCCCGCTACAAGGAAGTTACAATTGGCCATACGATTTCTTCTCTTTAGTAGAGGGCGCGAAAATAGAAGCAAAGTTTACTTTGAGAAATAAAACTGGTTAGGGGTATTTACTATAAATGACGTTTTTTGATCCCAAAGAAGATGTACTTGATGTCGAATTCACTCAATTCGGAAAATATTTACTTTCGCAAGGAAAATGGAATCCTTTTTATTATTCTTTCTTCGACGACGATATAGACTACGACGCGCAGTACGGTGGAATTAGTGAAGGACAAAACGAAGCACAAGATCGTATTGTTGAAAGTGTCCGACCTCGAACTCAATATGCTTTTGCTGGAATTGAGACTGAAATAAAGAAACAATTGTCTTTGATCCCGTGGGGCGCGAGCGAACATGATAGAATAAGTTTGCAACCGACTGCCGATAGAGATTACGCTCTTAGCATGCCGATGGGACGAAGCGACATAGGGAATCCAAATTTTCCCGCCTGGTCAGTTACTTTTCTTAACGGCGAACTTGATTCTGTTATACCGTATAGCACCTCGTCTTTAGGGAACATTCCCATTGTCCAAATGACCGCAGATAATGTAGTCTTCAAGACAGAGGTCAGAAATAAAAATGAAGAAGGCACGATTCGGAAATCTGATTGTACGGAAACATTAGACTTAGCTAAGAATTTGAATCAAGTTGGAGAGTCGGCACCAGAAGCAGAACCATCCGATTTGATTTTAGCTAATCGAGTATATGAGGATGGTTCTTACATCGGGATTGATGAAGACTATGTGTTGTTAGAAATTCTAGAAAAGAACACTCCCTTCGAAGAAGAAAATGTGGATATTCAAGTTTTCAAACATGAGGAGAATACGAAAGGACAACCAGTTCTAACTCCTTTGAAATTTTATAAAAAGAAAAAGATGGTTGTAAACGATATCCTTTTAGATGATACAGACGCGGAACTTAATCAGCAAGCAGAATTGACCCCAGAGTATGTTGAATATTTTTTCAATGTTTGGGTCGATGACGAGATAGATATAGAAACCCTATGCAAAGCAGTCACGGTTAGAGAAACTTTGGGACTATATGCTCCTCCTATCGATTGCCCCGAGCGCCTCCCCAAAGATCTTGATGCGCCCAGATATGATTGTGATCCTGAGTGCGAAGAGTGTGACGTATGTGACGGCCCGTGCTGCGGCGAAGAGGGTCATGTATGTCCTGAGGAGGGAACAGCATGATACCAATAAGCGCTGTTGAAAGTCTCCTCCCTGCGATCAAAATAAAGAGCGTCGTCATTGCCGACCCAACTCAAGTTACTGCTGATCCGTCGAGATCAAGAAGAAGAAATGCTATAAAAAAACCTAGTACTTTAGATGTGAGGGTTAAGGTTTCTGCTATTACCACCGTTGGAACATCCGACCCGGACAACGTGGATTCTCAAGATTTCCTATCTATTCCTAATTTCAAATTCAAAGAGCACTTGCGAGTCGCTATTATTCAGAGTTCCCATCAGAAAGCAACGTGGTTACTTCAGACGCTGGGGGATGAAATATTAGAATATATCGGTCCTCTTGATCAGTGGCACGGGAACGCCAAATTTGATGATCTTCTTTATACGAATGTGGTCTCGCGCCTGGGAATTTCAAAAGGCAGAACAGCGGCGTTCAAGTCCTCCTCCTATGAGGTTCAGACTAAAAAATTATTTGAGCAAATAACTAAACCTATTTTAGAAAAAATCGACGAAGATGGAAACCGCGTCGAGTCTATTCCCATAGATTTTTCTTTTACAGTCCCTCAAAAAAATCCCAAGCATTTGGCATACTTTGTTCTTTGTTATATCGATTATGATTCTCTTGCTGAGTCTCTGAAGATTCCATCTCAAGATAAATTTATAAATTTAGATTTAAATCCTAGAGACTTTGAGCAACTCGGGTTTTTTGCCACTCCCCTAGAGAATGAAACTGTTTTTGATGATGGAGCATTGTCTAATGTGACTCATTTTTTTAAGTCCCCCGACAATAAGATATGGACGGGCACCGTTCACAGGACGAAGGGCGGCAAATATATGACAGGGTTACGCTCAAGTGCAGACTCGGTGAACTTGACTTCTTTCCAAACGAAGAATGTGAAGATTCAGGATTTCAGGAATAGAGAAGCATTTATGAGAATAAACACTATGAGTGATTTTCAGGATGAGCAGGCGGCCTTATTTAATGTTGTAGGAAATTTTGATCCCAAACTAAGAGTTCTAAATCCGAAACTCAGCGCCAAACACCCTTATGTTAGTGACGCTTTTTTGTCTGTCAATGCAGCCAACACGGTGAAGTTCATGTTTTTGGTAAATATGGATTCCTTGTTTACTTCTAATTCTATGTTTGGCAAGGTGATAAAAACAAGCAGACCCTCTTTACGGAGAGAAATTCTCTCTAAATCTACTATAAAATCTATGAAGATTTATAGAGAAACTGTTCGGAAAGTGATAGGGTCCAACGCCTTGGGAGATCCGGCTGAAAAATATTTGGAACAAAATGAGGCGCCCGTTCTAGTTGCTTCCGTCTCTCAACCACGGAACTTCAAAACAGTAAATAGGACGACTAGCCTAGATGAGGAAACAAAGATGTCCTTTTCTGATCTCCATATCAGAAGTTTCAATGTGGTAGATAGAGATTTTCATGGAGCATCCAAGGGTCAATATCGGTATAGATTAGAATTGGAAATTTTTGATGGAACCATCGAATATTTTCGAGAACAGGTTTTCAAATTAAGAAGATTTGCCGATGTGCTGAAAAACTTCGCCTCGGATATGAACAATTCTCTCGTCCGCCCAGACGAAGAGAGAGATAACCCATATATTGCAGACGCCGCCGTATCCTTATCTCGCACCAGAGAAGTGGGGGGGTATGATTCGAGGTTTGGTAATCTAACTCCGAACTATGCGATTAAGATGAAGGCGAAATATTCTACCGACATCAGAGAGGGCATAGATGGTTTTATAAAGATAATGAAGATCTTTATGCATGATAAAAATTTTGATATTGCGGCACAAAGTAGAATTAAAAACTTTTTCATGCTTATTACGAACCCCAACACAGTCAACCCCGAGAGTGTTCTGTCAATATTATCGCTCGTTGACCTTACGATTGGTAAAATTTCTTCGTTTATTGGAGAAAATGTTGAAATTACTGATCCTAAAACCAAGAAATCTGAAAATATAATAGGCGGATCCAATTCATCTGCGGACAGCAAGACCATTACAATAACTAAACAATTTGGTAATATTGCAGATTTGTCCACTTATAATGTGGGAGGGTATGATTACTTATCCCCCAGCATCAGACAAAGTATCGCAGAAGGTCCGGCACAAATTGGATTGAAGTTTATTAATGGAAGAAGTTATCGTCAAAGGGCGCAATCAGAAACGTTAAGATATTTTTTGACCACTACTCCCAATATTAGCAAAGGGATGACTGGGGGCAACCCCCCTCAAAGTTGGTCAGGCGGCGACAGCGCACAAAGCAATTCTCTAACTTTTTTTGCACCATCCATTGTGAAAGTTGATGGATTGGTAGATATCTTAAACGGGGATAATATCAGAAATAATGAAATGCTTCGAAAACTGGAAGCAAGAATGGCGCTCGCCACAACAGAGAAAGAGAAATCTTACGAGACACCATCGTTTATGCGCACCACAACGTCCCAACTCAGAGCAAACACCTCCCCGGCCATCGCGTTGCAGGATCAGGTGGATTATTTTGCGACAAATTATAGTCTCATACCCACCCCTCCCAAATCTATCACCTTGGCAGAGAGGGGAAATACGACCCCCGCCTTGCCGACTGAGGAGGAGGATTTCGATCCATCTCCGCTTGCCCTAACCGACCCGTCGACCCATCCCGGCGCCCTTTACCAAGAAATGTTTCGTAGAGACGTAAGCAAATCTAAAGAAAAAGATGCTGCAATGTATTTCGGCTCCGGCGAAGAGAACCAGATTAACTTGTTCAATCTCAACGATACGTCAAACTATCTCCAGCGCGCACCCAGGTCTTCGGTAATGAAATTACCTAATCAAATAAAAGCGCTCTTTATGGCGGCAACTGGTAATTTTGCCGAGATTAAAACTCGCCCTTTCGTGAAACCAAACATATTTTTGGATCCTAGTCGAGGATCTGCCTCGACTATGCAATATAAAATGCTTGTTAAAGTAGAATATTTGGGAGGGTTCTCCTCCAGCACGCTAACTTCTAAGAAGGCGTTGCTGATGAGTGCACCACAGTGGCTCCCCCTTACCTCCGGCGCGTTTTCAAAAATGGTAGGAAAAAAACTCCTGTGTCGTCTAAAGAAGTATGAAGTGGGCACATGGGGATTGACCAGACCAGCGCATATGGATCTTCCTATTTTTGATGAGTATTTTATTTTACAACCAGATGTCTCCTTTACGACCCCCCTCGGCGCAGAGGAAGACATTTCCTCAGAGAGTTTTTCAGATAATGATATTATTCCAGAGGGGTTTGGAGAGTTAGAAGATACCTTCGCAGGACTCAGGGAGTTCGGAAGGACCAATAGACCGAAGAAGGTGTATCGACTTCGTTCAAGCAATTTTAAGAATATCATATCTAAACTAAGAGACTCCAAAGAAACCATTCACAGTGATGTGGTAGCGGATGCTTTCAACTTCAATCGTATTGCGGTCGATGCTCACGGAAAGCGTATGTTTGTGGGAAGCGGGAAGATTCCAAAAAATAGTGCAATCGCTAAGAGAATTTCATCTCTTCCAAAAGATAAAGCTAATCCTTCTTTGTTGGAGGCGATCAAGGGAGGAAAGGGTTCTTCACGAATGGAATTGAAAAGTAATTTTCAAAGTTTTGAATTTGTAGGACGACTTCCTCAGTTGAGGGAAAAGTTGGTAGAACTTAGAACTCAATCGAATATCATGAAGCAAAGGAAAGAAACCTTGCAGCAAAGATTAAAAAATTTCAACGAGAAGAAGGGGGTGGAATCTAAGAACCTAAGTTCTGTTCGCCCAACTCAAAAAAATAAGAACTCAAGAGACGCTCTTCTAACGAGGATGGGCAAGTATGATAATATAATAGACAAGATGACCACTCGCATGAATGGGAGCAACCGCGAGATGAAAAAGTTAGATCGCGAAGAACGAGACACGGTTGCTGCCATAAAAAAAGAAATGGGCAGTCTCCAAACGAAAATCATTCAAGGAAGAACTGGAGGAGAAAAACAAACGAAGGGGGTGAAACAAACCCACAAAACTGAAAATCCATATAGTTCTACTAAAAATTTGCAGGCATCCATTGATATAGAATTAGATAGGATATCTGCTAACGAAGTTTTTGTTCAAAGCAAGGACATCGAAAAAATATCTAAATACAAAAGTCACATGTCGGATAGCGACGCACAGGAGTTTAGTCTTTTGGTTGACGGACTAAAGGAGTACTCAAAGGGCGAAGATTTTTCAAACAGAATGATTGACGAGGATCACCGTGTCGTAGGAAGCGTTTCCACTTTGGTGGACAAAACGAAACCGGATTCGTGGTCATCACCCCCTCAGGATCTATTTAGTAGTGTTGAGAGGAAAGATTTCAATTATCAGTTTGCTCTGCAAGAGGTTGCATCTATCAGAGATGCTCTAAAGAATTCTGGCGCCCCAGAGATGTATATCAAGCAGACTTCCATTGATTTGGCGAAAAAGATTGTGGGGAGAAGCAGGTTGGGCACCGAAACTCAAGCGCTTGCTATTGAATCAATTATTAGTGAAATTTTTTCGGATACGGATTAAGGAATGAAGAGTATAAAGAAATCATTTGGCAGAGATGCTTTTTATGTGAATGGGGAATTGGTAGGATCCGAATCGACCTTTGTGGCGGATACTCTAAGAAATACTCTAGGAAAATTCTTCATCGTCGGTGCAGACAAGACCCTTCGATACCACGAGCAGATCTATCCTCCTATTGAATTTTCCTCTCGCACTAATTTTTCGAATGTAACCAAAAAAAATTCCCTAAGGGTACAATTCGCCTCCCAAATAAAAAATTTTGAAGATGAATTTGACGCCCTAGCGTCTGTGACCAACACTTCGGAGACTTTTTATGACTATTGCTTTAGGAAAGATTTGCCCATAAAGCATTCTCTCTTGGAGAGAATGAATAAGGTGGGCACTACCGAACATGTGGACGCGGATTCGCACTACAATTTCTTAGTAAAACCGTACGAACTTCTTCTTTCCAAGAACGAATCAATCCCGGAAAATATTTTACCCAACTTTTACAGTTTATATGCTCAGGGAGTTTTTGATCAAAAGAATGTAGTAAATTTGAATTCGTTGCGCGGCAACTATAAAAAGAAAATTAGTGAAGATTTTTTGACAGTCTTTAAGCGAGATAATGAAAATGTGAAAAGTAGGTATGCTATGTATTTTACGAAGTTTGCCGAAGTTTCTAAAAATTTGCTTTCCAACCTGACTCCGACACGGACTCGGGACATGGGAACTTCTCTCTTTTCAAGTTTGTCATCAGAATATGATACTTATATTTTTAGTGATTCCAGTCTTCCCCTCCTTACAACTGAAGCGATTAAGGGGGAAATGTTTCCAATGCATAACGAGATCAGATTTTCTACTGATCGAAATACTGCATTTGCCAACATTTTGCGGGAATTGAAAATTGAGGGAGAATTGATAAAAGAGGTGATAGGCGCCTCCGACCCGATACGCCAGAGATTCGGAAGAAGCATTGAGGAGTACACCCCCTCTAATATTCCCAGCGTCCCCCCATCCTCAGTGAGCACATACGGAACATCTAATTTAAAAATGTGGGATATAAAGGAGTGGATTACCAAAAAGATTTTTAGGAATGAGACAACCAAGGGAGTGTTTCTGGGGTCTGTTCAAGAGGAGAGCGGCGAGGCGAATAAGAGTTTGCAGGAGATTCTCACTAAACTATTGCTGAGTACCAAAATCAATAGATTTTCCCAGAATAATTTTAGAAGTTTGCAAGAGTTGTTTGATGGGACTCCATCTTATTCTGAAGTGGTTTTTTATAAAATAACTAAAGTTGCTCAAAGCAATCCCGGAGTTCCGATTACCACCTATTATATTCCTAATTCAAGTGCCTTGGATGTGTGCCGATTTATTGACACCCAAGTGAAGTATGGAAAGAAATATGATTATAAAATAACTTCCTACACCCTCGTGGTCGGATCTAAGTACACTTATAGTTCTATAAATAAAGTAAACAATAGTACATTAGAATTTGATGTGGGGACCGTCCCCAGCATGAAGTTGATCGAAGTGCCATTCCACGATGTCAAGGGGTTGATGGTATTAGATTCTCCACCGATGCCTCCAGAATCTACAATTATTCCCTTAAAGGGAATCAATAATCGGGTTATAATAAACTTGAATGGAACAACGGGAAATCGTGTACTGGATCCAATAAAGATTGAACCAACCGATCAAGAGAAAATTGATTTGCAAAAAACGACTCAGAGGAGAGGCGATAACAAACTAAGATTTCGATCCGACGATGCGCCTGCTCTGTTTGAGGTCTTCAGAACTACGAAGAGACCTGCTTCTTATGCGGACTTTCAAGGAACGAAATCAGCGGAAATTTCTACTGGAAATGTGGCCACCGCGGCCGCATACAAGGATACTATAGAACCCAACACTAAGTATTATTATGCATTTAGGACAATAGATATCCACGGCAACATTTCTAACCCCTCTGCTGTCTATGAAATTGAAATGATAAGTGATCGCGGATTACCGTTCCTAGAGATTAGATCGCCTCAATTTGATGAGGGCGATCCTTATGAGAAAAGTAAGAAAGAGTTTTCCAAAACCATGAAAAGATACATCCAGGTTTTGCCCACCGTCCCCCAGGGACTTTTGAATGTCGCTGATTCTAATTTGCTGGTGAACGCAGATGGTGAACCAATCGAGACAGTCAAGGGAGTGCAGTCTGTAGTGTTGGGAGTGGCGGATGAAAGATTGTGGGGTAAAAAATTTAGAATTAGGTTCACTTCGCAAAAGACAGGAAGAAAGATTGATTTAGATGTTAATTTTAGTGTGGAACATCAACTAAAGGAAAGTTAATACTAATTATTGTGATAGGAGAGTTATTATGGCATTTTTAGACAATTCGGGAGACATCATTTTGGATGCCGTCCTTACAGATACAGGCAGATTGCGCTTGGCAAGAGGAGACGGATCATTTCGTATTGCAAAGTTTTCTCTTGGCGATGACGAGATAGATTACGGAAAGTATGATAAGAACAATGCAAGCGGGAGTGCTTACTATGATTTAGACATTTTGAAAACTCCTATTTTAGAGGCATTTACAAATAATACGTCGAATATGAAATCAAAATTAATTTCTATTGCGCGTACTAATTTACTATATTTGCCAGTTATTGAACTCAACACTTTAAATTCCAACAATGAGACTTATTCTACCTTCAACATGTTTTTGGTCACGGTGGACAATGCGACATCCCTTCAATTGGAGTCCGATAGTGTTAACTCTGGCATTTTGAACGGCAACAATGTAACCAATTCTGATTCATATATACGCCTAGACCAGGGACTAGATACTACAAAATTGTCTGCCACCAATCCTATTGATGCGGATTTGAAGGAGACACAATATATTATTGAAATGGATAATCGTTTCGGAAGAATGTCTTCCACAACTGGCGTACAGGCAGATGTAAGTTTTGTTGATGACGATAATATTGCGAGTTATTTTCTCTCTCAAGGCGCCTCATCGGGGTTTGTTGCCGACTTGCCAACCGATGGTGGCAAAGAAAAGAACACCCGGCAGGCAATCGCTGGACCAAGGGGCACCAAGCTCATGTTTAAAGTCAAGTCATCTGTAGACTTGGAGGGGAGCACTTTCCTCTTTACACAACTAGGATCTACCATGGTCATTGGCAGCACCACTTATCGGACGATTGATTCGACAATCAAAGTGACGGGCGCGACTACGGGATATAGAATTGATGTTCCTGTGAGATACATCAAGAAGGTCTAAATACTAGAACGAGGTTAGAGAATGGCTACAATTTATAAAACTTTTTTGAATAACGATGTCGCTTCCACAAGAACACTCTTGCACGAGGCGGTTCCCATTACGGGTTCAATTGTTTCTGGAACATATTCAGATGCTAATATTAAAACATTTACTGCGGATTTATTTGAATCAGTTTATGATTATCCATATTTGAGTTCATCTGCAAATCATATTTTTGATATTACTGCGGGTTATGCTTCGAACTCTTCATTGTCTGCTTCTGCTGTGGCAAACAGCGTGTCTGCCGCAGACATAAAAAGCAAGATCAACATGTACAATGAAATGGCACAGGTTCTGATGGGACACGATCTTACTGGTTCGATACTCCAATTTGATCAGGACGGGGATCTTGGCGCCGGCGGAACTAAACTTAAAGAAATTTATGTTCTCAATTTTGCTAGACTGGTAACCAAAGATGAGATAAAAAAAGGATCTTTTAGTTTGTCGCTTGCCAAGGGAGCTACCCACTCTACGATTGATTTTACCGACGTTCTCAATATAACCGACTACAATGCAGATAACGATTTCAGAGTCAACTCTCCAGTTGGGGAGTATGGTGTTCTTTACACTTCTTCGGTGGCCATCAACACAGGTTCGGGCGTCGGATTGCTTTACTATCAGGCGGGCATGTGTGTTTTGACCGCCTCAGTTTTTGCAGGCGCCGAAATGAATGTAGGAGGGGAAAATGTCGCTGCTCTTTTGAGTGGTTCGGGCATTACTACCAATGCAAATGAATTGCGCCGCCGTTTTGCCAACGTTGACTTTAACAACACTACGGAACTCAACTCTACTGTTTATTTTTGCCGAGCAAATCATAATGAATTCAACTACAGCGCTAATCCAACTTATCTAAGTTCAAGTCAGATTGTGGTTAAACAAGAAACAACAGATGCCCCAGTTGCTTATATGACAAGCGTAGGACTTTACTCAGCGGATAATGAATTACTGGGAGTAGCAAAACTTTCGGAACCTCTTAAGAAGGATCCAAATAATGAACTTATTTTACGGGTGAGATTAGATTATTAAAAAATGCAACTATGTCATTGTATAAATTCGAATCAGAAGATATTCTCATCAATCGGATAAAAGCGTATCCTACCGTAAAATTTGTTATACACACAAGTTCAGTACATTACAATAACGAAGTAAATAAGTTCGGCACTCCGAATGGAAATATTTCTCTTAATGAACTGGGAACGCTGAAAGCTTTTGGTTCGGATTATTATTCTTTTATAACTAAAGATAGTTCAAGGATAGGATGGAAAACTATTTCTGTAGGCGCATTCAATTCTCTTAATTACGGAGATGTGATGACATCTTCGCTACCCCTCACCGCGTCCATTCAGAGTCAGTACTTTCCTGCCGATGACCCTCGTCCGCATGTCGATGCCCTAAGAAATGTTTCTAATTCGTATACGACCCTAAGCAATCATTATGCCTTCTCTTCTTCGTTGGGCAACAAGGGAACGCAAATCGCGCGATTATTTAGTTTTCCATCTATATTTTATGGGTCAGCGATTCAACAGGGAAGCGTTGATCTAAAGTTCTATGTGACGGGAACTTTGATTGGAGAACTGCAAGACAAATATAGGAATGGCAACCTAGTTCAAGTAGGTCCGCCAGGTAGCGAGGGATCCGGCAGCGTGGCAGGTGTTGTTTATTATAATGAAGGATTTTTCCTGCTGACTGGCAGTTGGGACATCACCACAGAATCTACTGATAACTATGAAGGTTCAAATTATCCCCGGTGGGTTGATTTTGGATGCCCAGAGGATGGGTTGGGAAACTTTACTCACGATTCGAGTTACGAAATAGAGATGAATGGTACTCAATATATCCCTGTTATTACTATGCTCGCTCACGCCGACAAGGCGCGCCTGAATCACTCTAATAATCCTACTTATATTTCTTATGGGCAGACACTGAATTCTTCTAATCCCTATAAGGCGGACACTGGGTCTTTGGGATTTTATGAAAAAACAGATTTAACTATTAAAAATGTTGCTAAATACCCTTATACTACTACAGGGTCTTTTAGAAAAGAGACTTATATTTCTAAGATAGGAATATATGATGATCAGAAGAACTTGATTGGGATCGCCAAACTCGCTACTCCGACAAGGAAACGAGAAAACGATCAGTTTACATTTAAGTTGAAAATGGATATATAATGATTTTAGGACTTGATTTGTCTACTAGCATTATCGGAATGTGCATAGTAGATAAGGGTGGAAATATTTTTCATCAAGAATATATTGACTTGAGAAAGGAAAAAAGTTTCTTTGATAAGATATCTCTGGCGAAAGATAAGATACTTTCTGNCATAAGAACTAACCGGGTGCACGATGTGTGGGTAGAGCAGTCACTTCAGGCATTCCGCCCAGGATTCAGTTCTGCAAAAACTCTCTTGACATTATCTAAATTTAGTGGTATAATGGAATGGGTCATCTATGAAGGCACTGAAATCGTGCCCCAATATGTGGGAGCATCTGCTGCGCGAAAGATTTGCGGCATTTCAGTCCCGCGCGGAGAAAAGGCAAAAAGCGTAGTGATGCGCTTTTTACTTGACAAGGAACCTGCTTTTGTGGTAGAATATACCAAGTACGGAAATGTTAAAAAGCACTTTTACGACATTGCGGATGCAATAATAGTCGCGAAAGCAGGTTATATATGTCTACAGAAGAAAAATTAGATATTTTAAAAAGTTTTTTGAGTCTCTCCCATATTAGCAGGGATGAGTGTTTATTTTATTGCCCTCATTGCGAACATCACAAACCTAAATTATCTATTAATTTAGAGAAGAATGTTTACAAGTGTTGGGTTTGTGACGCAAAAGGAAAGACCATATGGAGACTTGTAAGGAAGTTTGGAGATGCGACAGATAAGAGAAAATGGAAATCTCTTGAAGATGAAGTGGATATTGGAGATTCTTTATATGAGAAGATTTTTGGAACTCCCGAGGAACCTGTTGTTTCGATTGAGTTGCCAAAGGAATTTATATCTCTCACCAATAGAGATTTGTTGGTGGGGGGAAAGAGAGCAAAAAAGTATTTGCTAGATAGAGGATTGACGATAAGAGACATTGCACGATGGAAGATTGGATACTGTGCACTTGGAGAATATAAAGATAGAATTATTTTCCCATCCTTTAGCGAAGATGGGAAACTCAATTACTTTGTTGCGCGCAGTTATACGGATGATTGGATGAGATATAAAAATCCAATGGTGAGTAGGAATATTATTTTTAATGAATTGAATGTGGACTGGAAGGAGAGAGTATGCTTGGTAGAGGGAATATTTGATGCTGTAAAGGCAGGGATTAATTCTATTCCACTATTGGGGTCTACTTTGAGTGAGAGCAGCAATCTCTTCCAAAAGATTATAGAAAATGATACTGTGGTCTATTTGGCACTAGACTCAGACGCAGAGAGGAAAAGTGCGGAGATAATTAAAACTTTTCTTTCTCATGGAATAGAGATTTATAAAGTGAATGTGAATGAGTATGAAGATGTGGGATCAATGAGCAAGGAGATCTTTTTTAGGAGATTCAAGCAAGCGAGACAAATCACATCCGAGGTTCATTTTCAGGACAGTATCAGAAAGAGCGGGATTTAAATGCGGATAGCACACATAGCAGATACACACATAAGAAATTATGACAGACAAGATCAATATAGAATGATCTTCGAAGATTTATACAAGGTTTTACGAAAAGAGAAACCAGATTACATTGTTCACTGCGGTGACATTGCACACAAGAAGACAGTTATTTCACCAGAGTTTGTAGAACTTTGTTCTGATTTTTTTAGAAATTTAGAATCTATTGCGCCCACTTATATAATTTTGGGCAATCATGATGGTAATTTACGCAACTCCGAAAGGCAAGATGCGCTAACTCCCATTGTAGACGCACTCGAATTGAAAAATTTGCACCTCATGAAAAACTCAGGAGAGTATGTGGTGGACGACACTCTTACATGGAATGTGATGTCGATCTTCGATGAAGATAGTTGGGTAAAACCAACTGATGATAGTAAAATTAATATTGCCCTCTATCATGGTGGCGTTGCCGGATGCGAAACTGATTTGGGGTGGAATATAAAAGTAGATCATGATGTGAGTATTTTTGATGGTCTAGATTTCGCCTTTCTTGGGGATATTCACAAGTCCAACCAGGTTCTTGACTTGGAGGGGAGAGTGAGATATCCGGGCAGCACAATCCAACAGAATTTTGGTGAAACTCCTGACAAGGGTTTTTTGCTATGGGATATCCGGGACAGAGACGATTTTGATGTTCGTCATATTATCTTGAACGATCCTAATCCACATGTGGACATCGTGCTGACCAAATCTGGGAGGTTGCCGAGAAGGCTAAGTGTCAAGGATGGATCCAGGATCAGGATTATTGCTGAAAATAGAACTACGATTGCCAATCAAAGAAAGTTGATTGATGTGGTTAGAAAGCGGTTCAATCCGAAGCGTATTACTTTCTTAAACCGAGGCTTATCTGGAACCCCCTCTGCTTCTATGATCGCCGATGGTGTAGAGATTGGCAATCTTCGAGACACTAAAGTTCAAGAGCAGTTAATCGAGGAGTATCTCAAAGATTATAATATCGATAAGGAAGTCTTGAAGGATGTCTACGATTTGAACAATAGATATAATATGTTACTAAATCTGGAAGAAGATGTTTCTAGAAATATAAATTGGTCTGTGGAAAATCTAAAGTGGGATAATTTGTTTAATTACGGCAAAGGAAACGAGATTGATTTTACTACCATGAATGGCATTATAGGTATTCTAGGAAAGAACTTTTCTGGAAAATCGAGCGTAATTGATAGTCTATTATTTACCATGCAAAACAGTACATCCAAGAATAGTGTAAAGAATGTTAACATAATCAATCAGAATGAGGATGGATCCCTGTCAGAGGTTGTTGTTGCGGTGGGCGAAAGGAAATATAAGATCGTGCGCCAAATGGAAAAATATAAGAAAAGGTTAAAGGGGAAGGAAACTGAAGAGGCAAAGATGGTGCTCGATTTTTCTATGGTTGAAGGCGGCACCGAATCTAGTTTGAACGGGGAAACCAGAAATGACACAGATGCCAACATTCGAAAAATTTTTGGGACCAAAGATGATTTTTTGATGACTAGCTTTTGTTCTCAAGCAGATTCTTTACAATTTATAAATCAAGGTTCGACTGACAGAAAGAAAAATTTATCTAAGTTTTTAGATCTAGAAGTTTTTGAAAATAAATATAGATTAGCCCACGAAGACTCTTCTCATATACAAGGGTCTCTCAAACAGTTTGAGGGGAGAACTTTTGAAGAGGATTTAGAAGTAGAGAAAAGTATTATGGAGGATTCGGAGGATGAACTCAGGGTTCATCGGAAAGAATGCGAGTATATACGGTCTCGCCTAGATAAGACTCGGGAAGATATAAAGAAGATCGAGTTGGAAGTAGCTTCTTATCCGCACATTGATATTGATATAGAGAAAATTGAAAAACGACTAGATGTCGTTTCTCAGAAAAGAGAAGTTACAATAATTCGCCAGGAAGAAATAAAAGAAGAACACAAGGAGCACCAAGAGTATTTGAATAAAGTAGAGAGTTTTTTCAATGAAAACTCTCTGGATGATTTCTTGAAAAAGCAAGAATTACTGAAAGATAAGCAGGGCAAGTTGAAGGATCTCTTGTCGGAGTTGGACAAGAGAGAAAGGGAGAGCAAGTTTTTAAATGAAAAGATTTCTCTTCTCTCTACTGTTCCTTGCGGCGCCGAATATCCCCATTGTCGATTCCTTCAGGATGCTACAAGTTCTAAAAAATTAGTACCTTCTACGAGAAACGGATTAGTAGAGATTACTAAGAAAATTGAAAAAGTCAATTCTTCATTGGGAGATATGGATGAAAAAGTAATTGGTGATCGAATTCAGAACTTTAGATCTCTCATGGAAAAGAAAAATAATTATGAACGCGCATTGTCTAACTTAATCGTAGAGAAAGAGAGGAGTTTTTCTGCGCTAAAAGATATCAATAACAATATTTCTTCTTTGGAAGAAAAAAGAAAGAAATATTATGAAAATGAGAAAGTAGTCACTGCGATTAGTAAATTAGAAAAGAAGCGCAAGGCATATGAAAAAGATCTATCTTCTTCGAAGAAGAGTCTTAGGGGTTGTGAGGATAAGATGTATGAGTTGATAGAAAGAAAGGGAAGTTGCGAGCAGCGCATTCTCTTCCTTAGAGAGCGCCTCGATGAGCGAAGGGCGCTGCGAAATCAATATACTGCGTATGACTTGTTCAAGGTATGTATGGATAGCAATGGAATTGGTTCGGATATTATTAAGAAGTGTCTTCCTATCATAAGCGAAGAGATAGCGAAGATTTTGGTGGATATTGTGCCGTTTGAAATCTTCTTTCAAATTGAGGAAAGAAAGTTGGAAATCTATATCCGGCACTCCAAACATGAACCTCGACTAATAGAGATGGCAAGCGGCGCCGAAAAGACTATTGCTGCTATGGCAATACGCTTGGCACTGACTAAAATTGGAAATTTGCCCACAAGCGATATATTTATATTAGATGAACCTGCAACCGCACTCGATGCTGAAAATATGGATGGATTTATTTCTATTTTAGAAATGTTAAAGAATCAGTTTAAAACTGTTATACTGATATCTCACCTAGACGCGCTGAAGGAGTGCGTGGACAGCGAGATTACCATTGAGAAAAAGAATGGATTTGCTCACATTGCAGCATAGGAGGATATGGTGGAAGAATCAAGAATAGAAAGAAAAGATCCCAAAGGAGTTCTCGATAGGGGTGTCGCAAAGTTAGTAAGTAGAAAGCTTTTGGTATGGGCGACAGCGACAGCGGCTCTTTTCCTGGGCGTAGTCCCAGCGGAAGAGTGGTTGCAAGTCTGCTTGCTCTACATTGGTTCACAAGCAGCGGTTGATATTGTAACTGCTTATAAGAAGGTATCATGATGTACATATTGGCAATAAAGACTTTTTTGAAAAAGGCATGGGTATGGACCAAGAACTATTGGTATGTTCCTCTCGGCGCCCTGTGGACGGTCGTAACGTGGTTCTTTTTCCGACAGAAAGCCGCGATGCTGGTGGATAATTTCAGAGAAACTCAGAAATCACATCGAAAGGAAATTGATCTCATTAACAAGTCAAAGGATGAAGAGGTGAAGAGCATTACTGACAAAGTTAGCGAGCACCTAGAGCGCGATAAAAGTGCAGAAGAAAAGCATAAGAAGGAAGTTGAGAAAACTGAGAAAAAGGTTGCAGCCCGCGCGGAAGAACTTAGGACGAAAGATAATGAAGAGTTGGCCGACGAATTGAAAAAGGTCATCAAGAAGAGGAAAAGATGAGAATAACAGCAATCCTGACAGTGGTATTTTTTTCTTTAAGCGTATCCGCCCAAGAAGTCATTCCTCTGGATAAGGGCGCGCCAGCACCCTTCGATGGCGTTCTTCTAGATAAAGATGCCGCGGCTGAAATAATCTCTACAGATGAAGTAACTCAAGAACAGTGTGATTCAAAATCTGAGTTGGAGGTCGCCAAGGCGACCAACTCCTGTGTTCTCAAAAAAGATATCGCAGAAACTTCTTTGCGCATTGAAAAGGAAACAAGCGGGCAATTGATTTTGTTAAAAAATCAAGAGATAGATCGCCTCAATGAGAAGTTGGAAAAATCGAGCGTTAGTTGGGGACCTTTTTGGTTTGCCGGCGGCACAGCAGTGGGAGTGGGAATGTCTCTCGCTATTTTCTTTTTGGCGGTCCAAACCGTAAAAACAGAGTCGCTCCAATGAGCAAGAACTATGATAAAATCGCACAGATTGAAAAGGCCATTGGAAAAAAATATGGAGAAGAAACCATTAAAAATCCTCTTTCAAGTTGGAATGAAGAGAAAGAGAAGGATTACGTTGATCAAATTAAAGAAGAATTTAAAAATCAAAAGAACACATTAGCAACGAGTAAGGAATATTACGAAGGTTTTTTTGTAGATAAAAAACTATTTAATAAAGATAATAGTTCGGCCTGCTCTGTTTGTGAGAAATATTCTTTTAGTATTGGGGATGATGTATATTTAAATAAATGGGATTGTTGTCGCGGATGTTACATAGAATGGGTAGAAGACAGAGAAGATAGATGGAAAGAAGGATGGCGGCCGGAAGTGGAGGTGAACAATGATAAGTGATAAAATAGAGGAATTGATAACAGGAATCTCTCTCTTGAAGAGGGATGCGGAAAAGTTTGATAGAGGCAACGCTTCTGCCGGAACGAGAGTCCGAAAAGATCTAATGAAATTAATCAAAGAGATGAAAGATATTCGCCAATCTATTTTAGATGAGCGCAAAGAACGTAAATCTAGTTGATATAAGGAGAATTTATAATGGCAACTGCTGAAGAAATTGCACGAGGTATATCCCAAGTTATGGCGGATTCTTACGATGGAGCGCTCGATCAGGATGGGAAACCACTTGATACTGGTCTCAAAAGGGGCGCTTTTGACACTAAGATTACTGACAGGCGCGTCAACGATGGATTCGGGTTGAGTTTGAACGGAAACATTCTTATCCTCAACTATGAGGGCGAAGTATCTGTGAAGGAGCTTCATGATAAAAACTTTGAAAGCGACACGGAATCGACGCTAGCGGAGGTTCTTAAGTTTGTCAAGAAACATTACAAGAAAGTAACTGGCAACACTCTAAAGTGTAAACCGGTTGGCAAGCCTAACATTAGCGTTCAGAGTACCAGTCGAGTTCACACTTGGGTCGAAGCCCAGATGCGGTATGAGATACAGGGCATGGACGGCATCGCTACAAGCGCTGATGCTCCAGATGGCGAAGAACTGTTAGACAAATCAATTCGTGATTTTCTAGGAATGGGGAAGAAAGATTGGGGCGCCAAGAAACCTGAAAACGTTACTCGCAAGAAGGAACAGTAAGATGGATATCTCTAAGGAACGCATTAAACAAATCATTAAAGAGGAAATTGGTGACATCCAGGCCCACCCGGATCATCCAGATCTAGAAGATGATAATCAGGAATGGTCCAGTGTGAAAGCGCACCTCGAAAAAATACATTCCCTCTCCCGCAGGATTAGCAATAGCATGCAAGAACCAGAAGACGTGGAAGAGTGGATCCAAGAAAAGGTAGCAGTTGTTGCAGCAATCCTACATAGTATTGAACACTATCAGGAAGAAGAAAAGGTAAGAAGTAGTTAGTAAGATGTCATGGCGTATCATATTTCTAAAAACGAGATCAAGAAAGAAATAACTAAATGTGGTAAAGATCCCGCTTATTTCCTCAACAACTATGCAAAAATTTCTCACCCGGACAGGGGCCTGATCCCCTTCAAGACCTATGATTTTCAGACTGAACTTTTAAAAAACTATAATGATCATCGCTTTAATGTAATTCTCAAGGCACGCCAACTAGGAATATCAACTGTGACTGCGGGATACGTGGCATGGTTGATGATGTTTCGTCGCGAAAAAAATATCTTAGTTGTTGCTACGAAGTTTTCAACTGCTGCCAACTTAGTTAAGAAAGTCAAAGCTTTGATAAAGAATATGCCCGACTGGATCAAAATATCTGATATCAGTATAGATAACAGGACTGCCTTCGAACTTACTAATGGTTCTCAAATCAAGGCGTCAACCACTTCTTCTGATGCGGGTCGCTCTGAAGCTTTGTCTCTTTTGGTTGTAGATGAGGCAGCACATGTTCCTGAACTTGAGGAGATGTGGAAAGCACTCTACCCGACTCTTTCAACAGGAGGTAGATGCATCGCCCTTTCGACTCCCAACGGGGTTGGCAACTGGTTTCACCAAACCTATATAGATGCGGATGAGGGAAGAAACAGTTTTTTTACTACTAAGTTGCTGTGGAGTGAGCACCCTGATCGCGACAGCGATTGGTTCGAGCGTGAGACTAAGAATATGTCCCGACGCGACATCGCACAGGAATTAGAGTGTAACTTTAATATGTCTGGTGAGACGGTGATTCACCCCGAAGACATTCAAAGACTATTATCCTCTATTTGCGCACCAAAACATAGAACAGGATTTGACCGCAATTACCATATATGGGAAGAATTTCAAACCGGTTCAGAATATTTGTTGGTTGCGGATGTCTCGCGAGGAGACGGTAAAGATTATTCTGTTTTTCACATAGTCAAACTCAATACAATGGAAGTAGTTGCTGAATACCAAGGTAAACCAAACTTGGATATGTTCGCCACGCTACTCTACTCAGCGGGCACGGAATACGGCAACTGCATGGTAGTGGTGGAAAATAATAATATTGGGTTTAGTGTGCTGGAAAAGTTGATGGAGATGGAGTATCCCAACGTATATCACTCTATCAAATCTACCCACGAATATATAGACCAAGTGACGGCCGAAGGGAATTCTTCCGCTCTTCCTGGGTTTACTACTTCTTCCAAAACCAGACCGTTGATCATAGCAAAGTTAGAAGAATTTATAAGAAACAAAATGATTACTATATATTCTATAAGGACTATCAATGAAATTAAGACTTTTGTTTGGAACAATGGAAAACCTCAATCAATGAGGGGATATAATGATGATCTGGTGATGAGCATTGCTATAGCATGCTGGGTGAGGGATACCGTTATTACCACTTCCAAAAGAGATATAAAATATGCCACGGCGCTCCTAGACAGTATGGTTTTTGCGAACACTAGACTTTCTACAACCATCCCAGGGATGCACGGGCACAAGAGAGAAGAGTCGCTTCAAAAGACGGAGAAAGAAATGATGCAGCAATCCGAATTTATGTGGCTTTATAAAGGATAAAAAATGGTAGAGAATGCGAACAATCCAAGAAATCAGGAATCCACGCTTTTTAAGAAATTAACAAGATTATTGTCTGGGCCAATTATTAATCGGCGTACACAAGGATATCGAAGTCAACGAAGGAAAGATCTAGATAAGTATAGGTTTACATCTGCTAGCGGGCAAAATTTTAAGAAGTCCGCATATAATCCCTTTGAGAGTCTCAACTCTAATTGGATGGCATCGCAGCGAAGAAATGAAAGGTATGTGGATTTTGATCAGATGGAGTATACTCCCGAATTAGCATCCGCGCTGGATATCTATGCCGATGAGATGACGACATCAACTTCTTTGGAAAAAATGCTTACAGTTAAGTGTCCAAACGAAGAGATCAAGAGCGTATTGGACACTCTTTATACTAATATTTTGAATGTAGATTTCAATTTATTTGGGTGGTGCCGCACCATGTGTAAGTATGGGGACTTTTTTCTGTACCTGGACATTGATGAGCACATCGGCATAAAGAGTGTAATAGGACTGCCACCGCCCGAAGTGGAACGGATGGACGGCGAAGACCCAACTAATCCGAATTATATTCAATATCAGTGGAATAGCGGAGGACTTACTTTTGAAAATTGGCAAGTAGCACATTTTAGAATTTTAGGAAATGATAAGTACGCGCCTTATGGTACTTCTGTTTTAGATCCCGCACGGCGAATCTGGAGACAATTGATTTTATTGGAAGATGCCATGATGGCATATCGAGTAGTTCGCTCTCCGGAAAGAAGAGTTTTTTATATTGATGTAGGAGCAATTGCTCCCGAGGATGTTGAGCAGTATATGCAAAAGATCATCACTCAAATGAAGCGAAACCAGATAGTGGATCAAGACACCGGAAGAGTAGACTTGCGATATAACCCTATGAGCATTGAAGAGGATTTCTTTTTACCAGTGAGGGGATCGCAAACTAACACCAGGATCGAAAATCTTGCAGGCGGCGCTTATACTGGTGACATAGATGATGTTAAATATTTACGCGACAAACTCTTTTCGGCGATTAAGATTCCTCAATCATATCTTTCTAGTGCGGAAGAAGCAGGAGAAGACAAAACTACATTGGCGCAAAAAGACATCCGTTTTGCGCGCACTATTCAGAGACTCCAGCGCGCCGTCTTATCAGAATTGGAGAAGGTGGGCATCATTCATCTTTATACTTTAGGGTTTCGAGGGGATGATTTAATCGCCTTTACGCTGTCTCTCAACAATCCATCTAAACTTGCTGTTCTACAAGAACTGGAGACGTGGGGAACTAAATTTGACACCGCCGCTAATGCAACCGAGGGATATTTTTCCAAGCGTTGGGTGGCGCAGAATATCTTGGGCATGTCCGATGAAGAATTCCTCCGCAATCAGAGAGAAATGTTTTATGATCGCAAGACACAGGGTCTCCTGGATGCTGCTGCTGAAATGGCGGCAGAAGAGACAGGAGCATCCGGCGCGATGGGCACCGAACTTGGTGGCGAAGAACTTGGTGGTGAAGATCTTGGCGGCGAAGAACTTGGTGGTGAAGATCTTGGCGGCGAAGAACTTGGTGGCGAAGAACTTGGCGGTGAAGAACCTGGCGGTGAAGAACCTGGCGGTGAAGAACTTGGCGGCGAAGATGAAACCTTATTGGCAGCGCCTCCCGCAAAGCGCGATGATAACATACGTCAGTATGAAAAGGGAACCTATACTTTAGCGAAGAGAGACAATAGATCTCATTCGGCTCCTCGCAAGAAACAATATGGCGCCGAATATAGCAAAGAAAAGTCAAGTGGCACCCATCGAAGTGTTTTCCCTGGAGACCTAAAGTCTCTGGCGAGAGGCATTTACGAAGAGAACGATGATAGTTATAATGTGGAAGAAGAGAAGATTTTTAGGATCAAACAATCTCACAACGATGTGAAACTGCTTATCGAGCAAATGGAGAAAAGACAAGATGAAAAGAGGGAAGTACAAGAGTAGGCATAATAAGAAAAGAAATACCGCTTTTCTTTACGAGGTACTGGTCCAAGAGATAACGCGTAGTGTTATTGGAAAGGATGATGAAAGGAAAGAAAAGGCATTAAATATTTGCAAAGAATTTTTTGGTAAGAATTCGCCTCTCTTTAGGGAGCGCGCCCTGTACGGCGCACTATTAGAGGCAAAGGGGTTGGACAAGAATTTCATAGAGAAAATACTCGTGGAAGCAAAAGAAGAATATGAAGGGTTGGACTCCACAGAGATTTTCAACGCTCAAACTAAAGTTATTAATAGGGTTAATAAGGAACTTTCTTCTGATGTTTTAAATTATTTTGTTCAGAATTATAAAAATCTTGCTACGATTTCACAAATCTTACACAAGGAATTACCCGTTAAAGAGAGGGTATTGCTGGAAGATAAGTTTATCAATGAATTTTCGGTTGACGAAGAGACAAAAGAAGAACTAGAACCTACAGATAATCTGATGTATAAAACGTTTGTCAAAAATTATAATGAAAAATACGAAGGCATACTCACCGAAGAGCAAAAAGAAGTTATAACGAGGCACGCCGTTTCTTTTAGTGACAATGGGGTTTCTCTCAAGATTTTTCTGAATGAAGAAATTGGAAGATTAAAGAATATTCTAAATGGATCCCGAGATATGGATATCTTCGAAGAAGACGAAGTGATGAAAACTAAACTAGATGAAGTTTTCGAGATCCTTGATTCCTATAAAGAAAATCCTCACATCGAAGAGGGGGATATTGTAAGGTTGCTCGAAGTTCAGACCTTGGCACGGGAGATGAACTCAAATGGCGATTAAACTCAACATAGAAGATCAAGAATCCGCGAAAGATCCGGAAGCAATTAATCTTTCCGTAAAAGACGAAGAAGAAATCAGTCTCGTTGTAAAAGATGACGACTATAAGGGTCCCCCTCTCAAGATGAATTTGGAGATCCGAAAATCCATTGATGGGAGTCTGGTGATTTTCGATCACCCGGAAATGGATATTGCAGTTGTTCCTGGTTTTGGTAAAGTAATTGCTTTTTCAAAGGGCGCGTATACGGACGAGTCTTATGCTGCCCAAAACCGGTTGCTAGAACACTTGACCCGCGCGGGCATTATTAGCCGGGATAGTGTACAATCGGGAAATGTCTATGGTGCGCTAGAGGGAAAGTTTTTGCCTTCTGAAAATCCGAAGTTGCCTGTTGTAGATTTATCTATCCTTTCTATTGGGAAATTTATTGAAAAAGAAAAACCAGAGTATATTTTCCAAGATGCCTATGAGCAGGAAGTCGAAGACATGTATGTAGAACCATCTGACTTAGATACTACTCCGCTCGGAAAAGTTCCTCAAGCAGCGAAAAAGGGAAATATCCAAGGATATGATGTCCGCCGCTACTTATCTGGTGTTTAGTGGGATTAGTTTATTTTATTCTTGTGTGTTCTGGCATAACTCAAATCCTATGTTATGGGAAGATATTTGATTCTATAAGACCAGATCATTATTTTTTTCATTGTCCCATGTGCATTGGTTTTTGGGTTGGTTTCTTTGTATGGGGGTTAAGTTGTTTTACAAAACTATTTATATTTGATTATGGATTTATAACTGGGTTTTTTCTTGCATGCTTAGGATCAGGAACCAGTTATATGTTGAATATGCTATTTTCTGATAGTGGTTTGCAATTGGGAATTAGCAGAGAGGAGGCGCAAAATGTCACTCGTAACGATTAAATGGTTTCTACCGGTTGTGCGCATGTGCTGCAAGGGGCGTTAACTCGCGCAGGTTGCGCCTGCATTAAAACATTAAAAATTTTTGGAGGAAACCAAATGAAAATTTTAAAATCACAATTAACCCAAGTCATTCAAGAAGAGATTGCCAAGGTTTTGGGCGAGGGGGTTGGTGGAACCACACTCCGACAGGCATTAGAAAACTCCCAAATGGACAAGACGACCGGACCTGGGAATATTTCAATTTATCCAGTCATAAAGGTGTCGGACAATCAATTTCTACAGTTAAGGCAAAATACACGTCAGGATGGGAACAATGTTGTTCTTACTGGTTATAGCGTAGATTTTAGCACAGCACCACCGTCCGGTGGCCATCTGCGCGGCGCAGGCCAAATTGCATCCGCAAAGGGGATGAATGATGCCAGAGTTATTGACCAAGCGATTGAAAGTATTGAAAGCGCTGCTGCGAAGAATAAAGGCCCCTATGGAACTGAACCAATTCGGGCAGATTCTCCAGTTGAAGTGTTGGAAGCATCGGCCGAACCAGGGAAACAATAAATAACATGTCTAAAATTCTACTTAGAGAATACTATGAATTGTGTGAAGGAGGAGTCTGCCAGGACTTACTTACCGAAGATGAAAAGCGCCAAGTGCGAGAAGGTGTCGTGTTCCTTACCGGCATCCTTCAAAAGGCAGACACTAGGAATGGCAATGGAAGGGTTTATCCGGCCAAAGTCCTTCAACGTGAAATGGAAAACTATCAAAAGCTTGTTAAAGAAAAGCGCGCTTTGGGCGAACTGGATCATCCCGAAGATAGCGTCATTAACCTTAAAAATTGCTCTCACATGATTACGGAAACTTGGTGGGATGGAGGGACTGTGATGGGTAAAGTCAAAGTTCTCGATACTCCAAGTGGCAATATTTTGAAATCGCTCGTCGAGAGTGGAGTTAAACTTGGCATCTCATCACGCGGACTAGGAAGCGTCAGAGAACAGCAAGGCGACACAGTAGTTGAAGATGATTTTCAATTGATTTGTTTCGACTTTGTTTCAGAGCCCTCCACTCCTAATGCATATATGGCGCCAGCAATGGGAATGCAAGGAATGCAAGAAGGTGCCATTCCGGGAGCCACGCAGGCAGATAAGATAAACCGACTTCTGAACAGCATTACGAGAAAACAGTAAGATGGAAATTTCTAAAGATAGAATCAAGCAACTCATCAAAGAAGAGTATCAGAAGGTACTCGAAGGCGATGACCTCGATGTTATGGTGCAAGGATATGGAAATCTTGGCAGCGATCCGATGATTGCGATCAAGAGCGCAAAGAGAAATCTAGATAATTTTCTTCAAAGTAATACTTACGATTTTCAAAACCCGTTTGAGGTGGTGACAAAGATGGCGGAAGGCACTCTTGAGTCCGACGCGGATAAACTGCAAATGGTTATTGACTTGTTGCGCCCCTTGTCGGGCAACAACGAAATAGAAGTCGCCCTAGCAAAACTATCGGCGGTGCTGGAGCATCGCCTACAAGTCAACGAGGAAAAAAGTGAAAAAAAGTGAACTTAAAGAGATCATCAAACCAATGGTAGCGGAGTGCATAAAAGAATCTTTGCTGGAGGGAGGTATCTTATCTTCTGTTATAAGTGAAGTCGTCAAGGGGATGAATATGCAATTGATGGTTGAGCAGGATATCCCCCCGCCCACCCCTCCACAAATACAAGAAAAGAAAGAAATTCCCAACAAGCAACTGCAAGAAACCAAAAGAAAGATGCTAGACGCTATTGGTAAAGAATCGTACAACGGAGTAAACCTCTTTGAAGGTACCTCTCCCGCGCCACAGCAGCGATCTAGTCCGAATCCACACAGTGCCTTAAAGGACACAGACCCCAATGACGCTGGGGTGGATATTAGTGGTTTGCTCAATAATAACTGGAGTAAATTAGTATAATGGTATCCGTCAAGAGAGAAAAAAACGATAGTGATGAAAAGATGATCAAGAGATTTCTTAAGAGAGTGAAAAAGGCTGGCATTATAGAAGAGTTTTTATCGAGACGATATTATGTAAAGCCTTCCACCGTAAAAAGACATGAAAAAAAGAGACGCATCGCTGAACAGAAAAAACGTGCGGAAAAGGAAAATGGCAGATAAAGTAGTCCTACACTACTTATATAGAGGAGAAGAACATGGTTTTTGAATATAGAAATGGATACGGCAGGTGGGAAACTTATGGAGTTCCGGGCAGACCATTTTTGACCGGCGGCGCCTTACCTGACGGTAACGAACTCAAGGTCGAATTTCCTACTATTACTAAATCTATTACTGTGATGTCAACGGGAAGCGCAGGTCAGATTAGAGTTCACTTTGACACCACCGCGTCCACGAATGTAGTTTCACAGCATCGGTATGTCACTTTGAGTGATAATTCCAATGACCCGTCTGGCGGACGTATGGATTTTGATGTTAGAGTTAAAGAAATTTATATTTCTAATGGTTCTGGAGTTGCTTCTTCTTTTGAACTTATTGGATACTGTGCCGCTGTCGACAAGAACGATGTGATTTCTTTGAGCGGTTCTGGTATCAATAGTAACTAACTTCCGCCCTCATTGCCGTGTTGCTTATGAAGAAAGTTTTCTATTTTTTTCCTTTCTTTCCCTTTTGAGTGAAACCAAACCCAAGCGTTTGATTGAGTTATTTTGAGGGACTGTCCCTCTAATTTTTTCAATTTCTTCTCGATCCACTTAACCTCCTTTTCTATATCTATATCAATCTCTATACCTAGATCGTATGCTATGTCTAATAGCGAACCGCCATCTTTGTTTTTAGATGCCTCTGCCGCCATCTTGTAGATTTCTGTCAACCTTTCCACCTCTTCCTCGTCTAGGTCTCGTAGTTTGTCCGGATGAGTTTTGACAGCAATCTTTTTAAAGATTGCCTTTATGTCTGTGTCTGTTGGAATATCAGCGGATTTATCGCCCTCCTCTTTGTTGGACTGTGCGTCTTTGCCTTCCTTCTTTTTTGCCTCCTCTTTTACATCTTTTGATATATCCGTGGTATCATCTATTTTTTCCGCTCCTTTTTCTTCGGGATTGGGATTTGAGGGGGCAACAATAAACTGCCTATTGTATTCCTCTCTGCATTCTTCATAAATTATTTCTGTTTCTGCGAGAGATGCTTTAGAAAATTGAAGATTTAGGCGAAGCTTTTTTAGTTTCGCTTTCTCTTTGCGAGATCTTTTTTTTATTTTTGTAACCATGATGTAAATAGTGTTTAAAACCATTGCTACGATACTAAATATAGGTGTAGATCTGGACCATAGAGGAGGAAGATGATATGACAAAAAAAGTGATGATCCTTGGAAAGAAATCCTGGAAGTAGTGGAATAGCAATTTCGCCATTTTTCGTGGGATCTTCGGGAACTTTAACTTCCTGAATTCTATTTACTGATGTCGGCAAAAGTAAATGCCGCACACATTAGACAGACTATAGATAGGACATGTAAGCAGAATCACAAATAGATAGATTTTTGATTATATGACCAGATAAAACTTACAAATTTCGATTACATATTCTTGATAAAATAAAAGAAGCACTTCTAATCTTTGAGGTTGATTTGCTTTTTATCATCTTTATAGACATAAAGATCTACACAAGCGTTACGCGGGAGTAAACGTACAGTGGAAGTGGAGAAGTGTAACTATTTCGACAACATCCAGGTTTTGTTGTTTTATCCTACAATACATCGCGATGATCGGGGACTTTTCTTTGAGTCATTCAATGAAGAGATTTCTTCTAGTCTTAGGGAATATCAATTTTTTCAAGATAGCCATTCCATATCCAGTAAGAATGTCGTAAGAGGTTTACATTACCAGTGGGAAAAACCTATGGGAAAACTCGTGAGAGTGGTGCACGGTATGGTCCGCGACGTTATCGTGGATATTCGTCAAAATTCCTCCACCTATGGTAAGCATAAATTCTTTGACCTCTCTGCCGCAAATAATAAAATCCTCTGGATCCCGCCAGGATTTGCGCACGGGTTCATCTCCCTAGAAGACAACACCCAGTTGTTATATAGGTGTAGCAGTTATTATAACGGATCCGGCGAAGGAGTTATTGATCCGTTTGACAGGGATATTAGTGTTGAATGGGGACGTGAGAGGGGGGAATGCCTGCTGTCTTCAAGAGATCAAAGTGGAATAAGTTTCGAGGAATACGATAAAGAACCAAAGTTCAAGGTGGGCCAAGACAATGACTGATTCAAAAAAAAGAAGCACCGCGAAATCTCTAACGTGGAGAACTCTAGCAACTTTTATATTGGGAGGAGTTTCCTATTTTATCACTGGCGATCTCCACCAGACATCGGTGATTACGGTCGCCTATCACGCAATACAACTATTTGCTTTTTTCGTTCATGAAAGAGTTTGGAACTATATTCATTGGGGCCGAACGCGCGGCATTTTCATTCAAATGACGGGATTGAGTGGAAGCGGCAAATCTACTATTGCGAAGCAAGTGCAAAGGCGAATGGTTAGAAAGGGATTCCACGTTGAAGTAATTGACGGGGATGAATACCGCGAAGGACTTTGTAAAGACCTGGGATTTTCAAAGGTAGACCGGAACACGAACATACGAAGATTGGGATTTGTTGGAAAGGTACTGTCCAGGAATGATGTTATCACCATAATGTCTGCGATCAATCCCTACGAAGAAACGAGGAGGGAGATAAGGGAAATGTCTGAGCACGTTAAAACAGTTTTTGTTGATTGTGATCTAGAGACGCTGAAAGAAAGAGATACTAAAGGACTTTACAGGCGCGCCCTTTTGCCGGAAAATCATCCTGAAAAGATTAAAAATTTCACTGGCATTTCTGATCCCTTTGACCCTCCTTTGGTCTACGACTTGAACCTCAACACTACGAAAGATTCGGTGCAACAGTCGGTCGATAAATTAGAGAAATTTATTGTGGAGAACATATAATGATATTTGTTGTTACTGGTGGCAGAGGATTCATCGGAAGTCATTTCGTAGAGCGCGCTCTAGAAGAGAACCACACCGTTGTAGACATCGACAAGATGGGGTACGCTTCCCATCACCAGTTGCCATGGGATAATGATCCCAACTATACATTAATCCGGCAAGATATTTCGGAAATTGATCACCTTCCTTTGTGTGATGTGTTGGTCAATTTTGCTGCGGAGAGTCATGTAGACAATTCTATTAACAATTCATTTCCGTTTATAAAAAGTAACATATTGGGCGCCCACAGACTGTTGGAGTTGGTGCGAGGACAACAGACACATGACCGCCCCCTGTTTGTGCATATTAGCACTGACGAAGTATACGGAGACTGCACTACGGGGTCATACAACGAATCCGACAGACTTGCCCCCAGCAACCCCTACTCTGCGTCCAAATCTTGCGCAGAGATGCTTGTGCTTGCTCACAATAGGACATATGGGATAGACTACTTGATAACAAGGAGTAGTAACAACTACGGACTCAGACAATACGAAGAAAAACTTATTCCTAAATGCATTGCATCTATCAAAAAAGGCAAGAAGATTCCCATTCATGGCGATGGATCTTATGTCCGGGATTGGATCTATGTGAAAGACAATGTTGATGCTATTTTCTTTTTGATCGAGAGGGGAATAAGGAACGACATCATTAATATAGCAGCAAAAAACTATCTAACCAATCTTGAGGTAGTAAAGCAGATATCCGATTGGCACGGCAGTGATGATTCCGAATACTTATCGAGAGTCTCTTTTGTCGAAAACCGATGGGGACAAGATCTCAGATATTCAGTTGATGTATCAAAGATAAACAGCATGGGGTGGAAAGCAAAGCATACCAAGGGGATCCATAAATGGTTTTAAAAGTTCTTATGACCGGCGGAACTGGAGTTCTGGGTAGACAAATTCTTGTTGATTCCTATGAGATGGATGATATAGAAATCTGTGCACCAACGCGCAAGCAGATGAATATATCATCGAAAGATTCGGTTATGAGATATTTTTCTAAAGGCGAATTTGATATGATATTGCATTGTGCTGCCTATACTAAAACCGTCAAGGCAACGGAGGAAGTTGTTGAGTGCACGAAAATAAATGTGGAAGGAACTTGGAATCTCCTTCAGGAGGCGATCAGAAGAGATATTAGGTTTGTATATATCTCTACCGACTATGTTTTCGACGGACTCAGGGGCGATTACCGCACAACGGACCACATTAACCCAGTGGGAAATTATGCGATGTCTAAGGCATCTGCGGAATTGATGGTGAGAATGTATGAGAAATCTCTCTGCATAAGAACATCTTTTGTTCCGAATGAATTTCCTCACGCGGCCGCCTTTCGCGACCAACACACTACACGAGATTATGTAGATGTCATAGGACCTTTGGTGCTGAAGGCATCTCTTTCTGGTAAGAAAGGTATAGCACATGTCGGAACTGAGAAAAAGACAGTATACGAATTGGCGAAAAGAAGAAAGAAAGATGTGAAAGAAATTTCAATTGTCGATGTTAATTTTTATTTACCTCCAGATACTTCTTTGGGAAATTTGGAATAAAGATAATGGAGGATGATTTTATGACAGATGAAGGATTTTTTTTAGTAGTAGGAATGCACAGATCGGGAACTTCTATGGTTTCCGGAATGGTTGGATTGTCTGGGATTATCTCAATTGGCGAGGGGATGGGCGTAAGGAAAGTTCCGCACACCCGCCCCATGAGAGAAAACGGAAGAGTGAAGGAGTCCGATTTCGAAGACTCGCGAACATGGATAATAAATGACAAAATTCTTGGGGCCCTTGGAGGCAGATGGAATATGGTACCAGATTATGAAAATATTAGGAACCTTAAGGACGGTAAAATTTATGCGCTAGCGGAAAGGTATTTACAGACAATACATGCAGAGGCAGATGGCGCCAAGTTCTGCCTCAAAGATCCGAGGTTTGGAATCACAGCACCATGGTGGATTGAGAATTTTCCTAAGATTTTTAGACCTAAAATTATTTGGGCATTTCGTGATATGGAGGAAGTGGTGAATTCGCTTGCGATGCGAGATTCCTGGGCCAAGCAAAATCCAGGATATGCTCGCGTGGTGTCCTGCAAGTACGTTGAATATATAAAGCGAATGTTATCTGAATATTCGTTGGAATATATCAAGGTGGAGTATGCAGATGTTTTGCGAGACCCGTTGCGCGCGCATAGAAAGATTTGCGCGTTTACCGGCGCCAATCCTGACCGCTTTCAGAGCGAAGTGATGGATTGGGTTAGACCGCGCTATAAGAGGAATTAGGTTGTGCAAAAATATTATTTTTCTGTGTGTGCCAACTTTCGTGACGAGGCTCCTTATTTGTATGAGTGGATCGTGTATCATCTCTTAGTGGGAGTGGAACACTTCTATTTGTATAATCACAAAAGCAAAG